TTAGAGATGGGCCGTGACGTACAGTATTCACAGGATGAAGCGGTACATGAATATGCAGGAGATTTGATCCGTAACGGTAAAGCCATGTTGGCTGCTGGTGCAGCGTTTAAAAAGGGCATGCAAGCCGGATTAGTACAATGGGTACTAGTTGATCGTGACGTCCGAGAAGACTATTATAACTATTGTAGAGAAGTTGAGGACTGGGATCCTGAAGAACTAATCACAGGACATTTGGGACTAACTGAAGAAGATGACATGTTTGCGCCAAGCGCCCGAACTAAAACTGAACAGGCAATTAAATCTGTGTTAGATGGATTCTACGATCACTATCAAGCGTTATATGACGAATCAGACCCAAGCAATAGCGAAGAGTGGTACATTAAACTTGGCGAATATCTAAGTGATTACGATTATCTACGTGGCGAATTGGCACGCGGTGGCATCAAGGCTTTTCTTAATGGATTAGATATGGTTGCCATAAGTGTACTTGAGACTATAGATTCTGAATTAGCAATCAAGCACAAAGTCTACTTAAATCAACTTGACGATCAATACTTACCGATAGACGAAGAAGATGGCGATGATATGTTTTCTAATAACCGTGTAGTGGTTAACCCACGCACTTTATCTAATATTACTCATCAATTATCTCGTAGATATCACAAATATGCCAGAACTAGTGTTGAACCAGACGCTGCCGAGCTATATCATTCAGAGGCATATGTGCTAGAACGTGCATCAAATGCATTTCTAAATGGACTACGTGCCGGTATTAGCGAGCTTACGGGCTTAGAAGATACAAGCTCATGGGAAGACCTAGGTGAACTTGCTGCTGACTTTAGCATCGACTTATCTGCACTAATGGACAAATACGATACAGGCGAATTGAATGAATCTGAAGACGATGATGAAATGTTTTCAAAGTCTACTACCAGGCTAGACAAACTCAAGAAGATGCCAACGGATACGCTGATAATGTTATGGAATGCCATCAAAGATGATAACCGTCCAGAATATGCAGAAGCGCACCGTCGACAAAAAGTAAAACTAGGATTAGCATTGGCGGGGCGCGGCATTTATGTGTCGTACCCAATGAACGGCCCGCCTGTCATTGATGAAAATGAATCCAGCAACAGTTCAATTTACACAGAAGATAAGTAATATATGTTTATTAATGAATTATTTGAAAATGACGACATGTTCGCTGCCAAGCGTCCTGGAAAATACTACGACTCAGACCGTCAACCACATGAATACCGTGTCTTCTGGGATCAGCTAATTCCTGCATCGGGCAAAGCAGAAACCGTTGAAGGTGAAATGCTACGTGCAGTTTCTAAAATACAACACGACTTTTATAACAACGGATTTGGTAACAACTGGAGCGGAGCACTTGCTTACCTACAGCAATATTTGCCATCATTTGGTGTTAATATTCCTCATACCTTATGGAACACTATTAGTCCGTATGCCACAGGAAAAACACATCCCGATAACCAAAAAATAGAAAACAAGATTGGCCTGGCACTTGACCAAATCACAGACGGTGTTATGGCTGCAATACGAAATAGTAATGGCAACTATCATCCTAATCAAGCAGATATGTATGACATGTCTAGTCCAACTCAGTGGAGTGACGACGAAGATGAAGACGATTACGAGGATGACGTCTACGAAAACGACGAAATGTTTGCATCAACTCGTGTTCCACCAGATGCTCAACGTCAAATATACGAGTACGGTTTAGGACTGTTACGCACCCTTGAAGAAGAGGGAACCCGTGCTATGAAAAATCCTAGAATCCAAAAATACTACTCAGATGCCCACGATGACATGGCCGGTGGCGGCGTAGATATGTTATTCAATTTGGTGCTGGATCTCACTGGCGCCCCATTTGACAAAGCGTATGTCGTTGACGAATTAGTTAGGGAAGCCGGCTACGAAGGCTTAATTGACTTTGGCTGGATGATTGAAGAAGGTCATTACAACGATTTGTACCAGGCTTGGGATTCATTTAGTAAAGATCAATCCTTGAGAACCGATGCTGACTTTAAACAGTCGGCACGTAAATTCTTTAAGAACGATGCTGTAAACGAAAACAATGACGATGACAATATGTTTGCATCTCATTTAGATCGTATTCTAAGTAAATTCAACTTTCCCGAAGATGGTCCATTGGGTTTTATGGTCGGCGGTGGTGGGTTTGATGATAGCTTTGGTGGCTACACAGACGGATTAACCATTGTTGACCGCGAAAACAAGCAAATTGCTTTTATTCCGGACTTTACATATTTCGATGAAGACCCGACACAAGAAGAACTAGGTGAGTTATTTTACGATGACACTCCAGGATTTGAAACAAAACGTTTACCAATTACAAGACAAATGGTTCAGCAGGTTAGAAACATTCGTGAAGCTGAGGTTGAATTAGATGAGCCGCCTGCACCAGAGCGTAAGCAGCAAACAAAAACTAAACCAAAGTTTGATTACGATCCATTCCAACAACAAAAGGATCAGCCACTAGCAAGTCGCCCAGATCCACAGCAACACAAGTCTGCGGGCACAGCGTCTCCTAAGATGCGCCAAGCAAGTGCAGGCGATACACGCCGTGCCACAGCAGGTGTACAGTTGCCTCCCGAAGCAATGCGTCATTTGAACAATTTAGGTAACATTGATATTGATCCAGACTTGGCCGATTATCCAGATGAAGAGCCCACTTTAGACATTAGTACAGAAGTTAACACCGAAAACTTGCCATCAGTGGCAGGACAAGCACTTGCAGCAGCAGGCGAAACTAGCCCAGCATTCCACCAGGTAGCACGTTTACCAGGCAACATGAGTCGCATGATTCGTCAATTAGGTAAAGTGTTGTTTGGCAGCATGACCAACACCCCGACAGAAGAGATCTACATGATCGGTAACTTGGGTGGTCAAGGTCCCAATACACGTATGGAAGTAAATGCAGTTGCTAACTTTGTACGTGAGAACGGCAACGACATGGGTCCGGGCGATATCGACTTTGCACAAGTTATGCCAGGTTACTCTGCACAGACACATCAGTACAGTGCAGCAGGCATTCGTTGGTTGTTGGTCAAAGACTTTGCAGGTGAATACATTTATGCATGGCCAGAGGCAGATAGCAAGAATATCAGTAATGCTGCACAACTAGGCAACGAGCCAAAGAGAATCAGATGAGAGCTAGTGAGTTCGTAGTCGAAGACATAAATCCTGACGTTTACCACCAGGATTTTTCTCATGAACTTGAGATAGACGGTATTGTATACAGAGCTAAAACACTAAAGAACGACCAACAGTTTGTTGTTAGGGCATATGCTGGCGGACAATGCATCGGATTTGCAAAGTTTCGCCTTCCACGACATGAAGGGCTATCATTGTCCAGTGACTGGACCAAAGTTGCAAAGTCATATAGAAACAAAGGCATTGCATCTAACATGTATGCGTATGCACGTATGCTAGGTAATACTATTAATCCATCTAGTTATCAACTTGATGCAGGCAGACGTATGTGGGACAAGTGGCAAGAGAAGGGCGATGCTAAACATCTAAGTGAGACGGATGACGACATGTTTGCCCCAACTAAAGGCATGCGAATTGGTGATGCACTAATACGCATTGCAACCAGCGAACTTAGAGAACTAAGACACAACTTAGAAATAGCCACAGATCCTGTGGAAAAAGAATGGACTCGTGATCAAATTGCAGACATTCCACAGTTAATTGAGCTAGCCAACACCTTCAGAAGACAACCATTACCAGCAGCACTCGATGCCGCAGAATCATTGTCATTTGTATTGTCTATTGATTTTATTGACTTGTTAATACACCACGATAACATTGACCTGCGTGAGCTATTCACCGGGTGGGAACCGGAAGACAACTAAATAGATCATGCGAGCAAAAGAATTTTTACTAGAATACCGCAGAGATGTAACTGCCCAAAAGATGGGCGACCGTCTTATTACATCGTTCCATGCCAAGGAAAACGGCCATTCCCTGCCTGACATTTTGTATGGCGCATGGACTATAGTAGATATGGTCGTTCGCCCAAAGTTTCACTTTGAAGATACAATCATTATGAATGTACTAGGGCAGAAGACCACTATCAATAAAGCAAACGCTCCGGAAATACTACAAAAAATAAAACCAGCACTAATTGATGCTATTCTAGCAACATTAGAACAAGGCGACCCAACAGCACACAAAGAATATGTACAATGGATTGCTGCCCGTTACATTACCGGCGATACAAAGCTAGAAGATGTTACCAGTACCATAAGGGAATACCTACATAAGTTTGTTATTCTAAAGCGTAAAAAGATTCTAAAGCCTCCAGCAAACGATATCAACCGGTACAACAGCTTTGGTAACTTCATGGACAACATGGACGAGTATGCATTGCCCGAAGATGAAGTTGCTGATAAGGGCAAAGTTACTGAAATGTACAAGGATGCGGAAGTTCGCATTGTTGTACCAGAAGATGAGTCAGCAGCTTGCTACTATGGACGTGGCACACGTTGGTGTACAGCCGCAACACAGGGTACCAACTACTTTAACCACTACAGCCGTCAAGGTCCGTTGTATATCCTAATCCCAACACATGCTAGGTATGAAGGTGAAAAGTACCAGTTACATTTCCCTAGCGAACAGTTCATGGACGAGCAAGACGAACAAGTCTCACTACTTGACCTCATTGATGATCGCTTTCATCTGATAGATTTCTTCAAGCAGCAAGAACCAGAAATCAAAGAGTATGTTGCCTACACTGATGATGAAACATTGGCACCGTTACTAGAAAAGATTAAAGAAATTGCCCGAGACTGGCTATGGGACGAAGTAATGAATTGGGAACACCAAGACGATTACTTTACTGAATGGCAAGCAGAGCAGGCACGTGAGCGTGGCTGGGAAGACGAAAATGGTGATGTTGATTGGGACCGTGTGCGCGAAGACGATCATCTAAACAACTACCTAGAGTGGAACGACGAAGTTAGAACTTGGGTTAAAGAAGTAGAAACTGCACTAGATTACAGTCCCAAAATGGTCAAAGACTTTGCAGTCAGCCCCAGAGACGGGTTAGACGTCGAACTGTATAAAATGGAACAGCTTGACGCTTTAATTGCACGAATAGTAAACTATGAAACTGGCAAAGCTGGTAGCCGAGACGGTGATCACATTGCCAGTGCCATTAAACAACGTATTGGTGTACGCAGAGATAACAACCGAATCGGCAATAATGACCCAGTCTGGACTGTTTTTGTATCTGGATGGCCTAGACATTAACTCGTATAAATACTCATAAGAGGATTAGACATGAGATTTAACGACATTTTATTAGAATACGACCGTGGACAAACACTTAAGAACTACGCTGAAAAGATTTTAGCTGTAGCTTTAAAAGATCGTTCAGTTATACACGCACTTATTGGGCGATTCCCAAATGGTGCAATTAAAGCTGGTGCAGATACCCCAGAAGGGCAACAGTTAATTCTAGACTACGTTATGGGTGTTATTGAGCAATCAGACCCAACAAAGAACAAAAACTACGCACAAGCTATCACTAGAATGTACACCTTGGGTGGCACAATGCTAGAAGATATTGAGTCTACACTAAGTCAGTATCTAATCAAATTTGACAAGCTAAAAAACAAAAAGAAGATTCCTGCTCCGCAAAACGACTTTATGCGTTACAAGAGCTTGGATGAGTTCATGAGCGTAGTCGAGCAACTACCCGATCCAGACAGCGAAATTGAGCAACAAAAAATCGGTGCTGTGCAATTACCACCCGACCGCGACTGGCGTTACGTTTACGGAAGAATGGATGAGCAAGGTCGTATTACAACTGACTGCTTGATCATTCAACCATTGACTAAATTTGGTGGTTACTGGTGGGCAAAAGAATACCCAAAGAAGGGTGTTACTAACCGTTGGTGTACTGCGTGGGAAGGCGATAACAGTCGCTTTGATTACTATGCCAAACAAGGCCCACTATTCATTATTATTCCTGCACAACGCACAGACGATAACGAAAAGTATCAATTCCACTTTGAAACCAAACAGTTTATGGATTACCAAGATCACCAAATTGGTGACGAGGGCATGGACCAATTGGCCAAACGTTTCCCTGCATTGCAAACAGTGTTTAAGTCGCAAGCAATCAAGTATAACCTATTGGGACTAATGACCGACGAATACAAAGCAGCAGTACGCGGTTACAGTCGTGAAGCTTCAACGCAATTGGCAAATTTAATCGGTGAATACAAGAATCGCATTGCTGTATTTGGATTTAAATATAACCTAAGCGAATATGGTATTACCATTGATGAAAATACACAAGCCAAACTCATGCCTCTAATAGAAAGCTATATTGACTTGGCCGTCCAAGCATTGTCAGTTAAGGACGGGGTATGGAGCAAAATAGTTCAGAATCTCGGCAGTGAGCGTAATGAAAGTAAACTAGAAGTATATTTTAATACTGACGCTACATTAAAGAAGTTGTCTGAAGAAAGTGAAGCAGGAAAAGCAATTAAAGAAGTTGCTGCTGATCCTGCTATTTCTCGAATCATTGATGCTAGTCATTTACAAGACTTGTTATTACGTGATCCATTTTTTAGATTTAGTATGCGTCAAATTCCTGAGTTGTATAAAGAATTCTTAGATGAACTAGATGCAAAACACCTTAGAGAACACATTGTTAAAGTGTCGGGCGGTTACGAGCTTAAAAGCAAGCATGGTAACAAGAACTTAGGTAAGTATCCTACAAAGGCTGGCGCCGAAAAGCGTGAGCGTCAAGTCCAGTACTTCAAGCACGTGGGCGAAGAAGTTGTGGCGGAAGGTATGACTGACCGTCAACAGTTCAACGATTATCAAGAATGGAAAAGAGCCGCAAGTCAGTTAGAAACAGACGATGATGGTCAAAACTATGTAAAGCTATGCGGTAAACTAATAGCTCATTGGCGCGGAAATGATGGCTGGGTTGACAGTTCCACTCAAGGTGTGGCAGAAAACATGGGACAAAATGGCCAATATCAAAAGGCATTCAGACTTGGTAAGAACGATGCTAAACAAGGTAAGCCAAAACAAGCTCCGTGGGGCGATAGTCCATCGTACAAAGCATCACATCAAGGATATAACGATGGATATACAGATACATCAAAACAACAAGGTGTGGCGGAAGAGAACGAATACGGCGACCTAGGTGACGATGATGGCGTAGCCGAAGGCGGCTTCTTTGTAGTCATTGCAAGCGAACATGATGGCGCATTTGTGGGCATGGTTACTAAGGATGGCGGACGTTGGAGAGAAAGTGCTGTTGCTGGCGATGCTCCTGGTAATTGGGGTGGCAACTATATGAGCTACTTGACCCCAGATGATGTCATGCAGCATATTCGCAATGACTATCGTCGCAGCCAAGTTAAAGGTCCTTTCTACGCAGAAGACCAAGCAATGGAATATGCACAACGTCATTTCGATCTAGGCGATGACTCAGATTATTTTGATGACGAAGACGACTTAGAAGAAGGCCGTGTTAAAGACTTTGCTATCCAAAAGGGCGAACGTGATGACATGACTCCGCAACAATTCCGAGGTCAATATGGTAAAACTAAAGGCGATTGGGATGCCGAAAATAAGGGAATGTTTACTAGCAAAATTAAACCAGCAGCTAAAAAATCTGCTGCCCCTAAAAAAACGGCAAGAGCATTAGACTACTGCCCAACATGTAACCGTGAAGACAATCGCTGTATTTGCGAAGATGATTGGCATAGCGACGAAGTCGGTGATAGCTGGCACGGTGGCGGCAATGAACCAAAAGATGCATGGCACGGTGCAGATGGTGGTGCAGCAGTAGGCGACATGATGATTGGCGAAACCAAGCCACGCAAAGCATTTATTAGACCAGTTAAACGTCAATTGGCAGATGGCAATTCTGTCACTGAATGGGAATTGATTGCTCCAAACGGTGCAACCATTAAAGCCAATATGAGCAGAGATACTGCAAGAAGCTTGTTAAAAGCATACTTAGAGAAGCACGGCAATGAATGAAGAATTACACAACGCAGCAAAGGTAGCCTTTGCTAGCGAATTTACATTTTATCTAAAAGCACAATTCTTTCATTGGAACGTTGAATGCATTAACTTTTCGCAGTTGCATGAATTGTTTGGTAAGATCTACGAAGAAACTTACAGCAGCATCGACGATTTTGCGGAAAAGATCCGTTCATTGGGCGCATATGCCCCGGGTAGTAACAGTCGCTTTAGTATGTTAAGTCAGATCGAAGACGAAACTCAAGTATTACCATATGAGCAAATGATTCTAGAATTACTTGATGACAGCAACAAGATGGTAACTATATTAAAGATGACTTACGATATTGCTGAGAAACATGGCGAACATGGATTCAGTAACTTTCTAGCAGAGCGCATGGATGCACATCGTAAGCACAGCTGGATGCTACGTGCAAGTTCAAAATGAGAGCAAAAGATTTCTTAAGAGAAAGTAGTTCCACAGTAGAACTAATAAAAACTCATCTTCCTTGGATCTGCAAAGAACTGGGATTAGAAAAACCTTGCGAGATAGAATACTTAAACCAACCTGTCACAACTAGCTTTGGTACATACAGCCCAAGCGAAAAGAAACTATATCTAGTTGTTGGTAATAGACATCCAGTTGATGTTATGCGTACACTTGCACATGAACTAGTTCACTATCGTCAAGACTTAAACGGCGACCTTACAGACGGTGCAGGAGAAACTGGTACTCCCCAAGAAAACGAAGCCAACAGCGAAGCCGGTGTAGTTATGCGTAACTTTAACCAGAACAATCCAGAACAATTAAAACAGTAATTCATGCCCAAGTTGTCACAAAAAAATTCCGATGATCTTGATCAAATTTTGGTCAAGCTATGTGAATTGGTAATAAAAGGTCAAGCGACAGACCCAAATCTATACGGACTAGTTGGAGCCTGTATCATTGGCCCGGATGGCAACAAAATTGGCAGGACTAGTTACAATGTCAATGGCAAATATGTACACGCCGAACGTGCTGCACTTGATGCATACGAAAAGAAACACGGACACGCCGATTCTACCTGTATGTGTGTTACCACATTGAGTCCATGCTCTAATACCATGCATGACAGAATTGGCAGTAGTTGCAAAGACCTGCTTGAAGAACGTGGTATCACTAACATCTATGCAGGGTACCGTGACCCCACACAATCTAACAGACATTTTAGAGTAACAAATAACAAAAAGATACAGCTACTTTGCAAACAGTTTGCTGATACCTTTTTAAAGGATACACTACCTTAGGACCTTATGGTTACTTAGTGTTGCCCGGCTGCTGGGCTAGAGTATATGGGAGTCGTGCCCCGGAATGTACTCTTAAAGTGAGCATCTTCCTCTTGCTTTTCTACCACACTTTTTAATACAATATTGCTATCAACTAGGAGAACTTATGAGCGACTATAACCGCAGCTTTAACGGCGACGCCAAAATTAAACTTACACAATTGATCAACGAAGGCATGCAAGTGCTACACGAAGTTGATACACTCAACGAAGGTCTTAACGATACCATTAAAGCCATCGCAGAAGAACTTGAAATTAAACCAGCGACCCTAAAGAAGGCCATCAAGATTGCACACAAGGCCAAGTTAGGTGAAACAAATCGCGACCACGATGAGTTAAACACTATCCTTGAAACTGTAGGCAAGACACTGTAATGAACGATATCCTAGCAGGAATCTTTCAGTGGATCCGAGATGATTATAGAACTCATCCAGTACGTTTTGCTATTGAGCTGCTCGCTTGGGCTATTAGTATTGGTTGTTCAATCACAATGGCTACAACAGTTCCAAATCCCCCTTTACTTGTATTATATCCTATCTGGATTAGTGGCTGTGCTATGTATGCATGGGCTGCTTACACTCGCAAGAGCTTTGGGATGTTGGCTAACTATTTCCTGCTAGTCAGTATTGACTGTGTCGGTTTAATTAGAATGCTTACGCAGTAATAGTAAATATACTAATAGTCTCGCCGGACTGTAAACGGCATGTAGAGTGAGTATAAGCTCAAAATTATACAGGAGAATATATGAGTAATCGAAATTATTTCGAAGATGAAGATCTCATCGAACAATGTAAGCAGTGTGAAGACTGCGTATTCCCAAATGGATGCATTAGAGAATGCGCCATTGCAAATCATGTCCAAGAAGATGTAGCAGCTATTCGAGGTGAACTTGAATGAGTTATGTTGATGGAATTTTTGACAGAGCAAAAGATCGTATTCACGTTGTTGAACGTGTAAATGGTCAAAGGGTATACAAAGAATATCCAGCAGATTACATTTTTTATTACGACGACCCCCGCGGTAAGTTCCGTACTATCTATGACACACCAGTTAGCAGATTCAGTACACGTAATAATAAAGAATACCAAAAAGAACTAAGAATTAATTCAGACAAACGCTTATGGGAAAGTGATATCAATCCCATCTTCCGTTGTCTAGAAGCCAATTACTTGGGTGCAACTTCTCCTAAACTTCAAACAGCATTTTTCGACATTGAGGTCGACTTTGATCCAGAGCGTGGTTACAGTCGACCTGAAGATCCTTTTAACCCAATTACTGCTTTCTCTGTTTATCTAGACTGGATGGACAAATTAATCACGTTGGTTGTGCCACCAAAGAGTTATAGTTGGGAAAGTGCACAGGAAATTTGCAACAAGTTTGAAAATTGTTTCTTATTCGAACGTGAAGAGGATATGTTAAACACATTCCTTGACTTGATCGAGGATGCAGACATTTTAAGTGGATGGAACTCAGAGGGTTTCGATATTCCTTATACCACAATGCGTATTACCAAGGTGTTGAGCAAAGACGACACACGTAGACTATGCTTGTGGAATCAATTACCAAAGCAGCGAGAGTTTGAACGCTTTGGTGCAAAGCAACTTACCTTTGACTTGTTGGGTCGTGTGCATTTGGACTATATGCAACTGTACCGCAAGTATACATACGAAGAACGACATAGTTATAGTTTGGACGCCATTGGCGAATACGAACTTGATGAGCGTAAAGTGGCCTACGAAGGCACACTTGATGCGCTATATAACAAGGACTTTCCCAAGTTCATTGACTATAACAGACAAGATACCATGCTGTTGGCAAAGTTAGATAAGAAATTACGTTTCTTAGACCTTGCTAACGAACTTGCACACGACAACACTGTGTTGTTACAGACCACAATGGGTGCGGTAGCTGTAACGGAGCAGGCGATTATTAACGAAGCTCACGCAAGAGGTATGATTGTTCCAAATAGAAAGGGAAGAGATGATCAAGGAGAAACGCAAGCAGCAGGTGCCTATGTTGCTTTCCCGAAAAAAGGCATGCACGACTACATCGGAGCCATTGACCTTAACTCGCTCTACCCCTCGGCTATTCGTGCCCTTAACATGGGTCCAGAAACAATCGTTGGACAAATCCGAACAGTAATGACCGACAAGTATATTGCAGACAAAATAGCCGCAGGGTCTAGTTTTGCAGATGCTTGGGAAGGTATGTTTGGTACACTAGAGTACAACGCTGTTATGAACATGGAACCGGGGACTGAGATAACAATCGACTGGGAAGGTGGCAATAGCAGTACAACTCACAGTGCAGAGCAAGTATGGCGCATGATCTTTGACAGTAATCAGCCATGGACTTTGAGTGCCAATGGTACTTTGTTCAAGTACGACATGAAGGGTGTTATTCCCGGCTTATTAGAAAGATGGTATGCAGAAAGAAAAGATCTCCAAGCTAAAAAGAAGACCGCAGAAACGCCGGAAGAAACCGCTTTCTGGGACAAGCGTCAGCTCGTTAAAAAGATTAACCTCAACAGCTTATACGGCGCCATCCTTAATGCCGGGTGTAGGTTCTTTGACCAGAGAATTGGCCAAAGTACAACGCTTACTGGGCGTATCATCGCCAAGCACATGGACTCCCACGTTAATGAGGCAATTACGGGCAACTACGATTACACTGGCAAAAGCATTATCTACGGGGACACGGACTCCGTATACTTTAGTGCGTGGCCGGCCATCAAAGAAGAAGTAGAAGCAGGTACAATGGAGTGGAGCAAAGATATCTGCGTTCAACTCTATGACACCATTGCCGACAGCGTTAACAATAGCTTTCCCGCATTCATGGAACGTGCATGTCACTGTCCAAGAGAAATGGGTAGCATTATCAAAGCAGGTCGTGAGCTAGTTGCAGAGAAGGGCTTGTTTATCAAGAAGAAGCGTTATGCTGTTCTTATCTACGATCTCGAAGGCAAACGACTCGACGTTGATGGTAAGCCAGGCAAAGTCAAAGCCATGGGGCTGGACTTGAAGCGTAGTGATACTCCAAAGATTGTTCAAGACTTTCTAAGTGAAATTCTATTAGACACACTTACTGGTAAGACTAAAGAATCGATCATTGACAAAGTACGTGAGTTTAAACTGTCATTTAAAGAGTTGCCGGCGTGGGAAAAGGGTACACCTAAGCGTGTAAACAACTTGACCAAGTACACAGCAGACGAAAAGCGAATGGGTCGCGCCAACATGCCAGGACACGTTCGTGCTGCCATGAACTGGAACAATCTACGCAGAATGCACAGTGACAACTACAGTATGCAAATTGTCGATGGTATGAAGACCATTGTGTGTAAGTTAAAAGACAATCCATTGGGCTATACCAGTGTCGGTTATCCAACAGACGCCAGTCAAATTCCACAATGGTTTAAGGACTTGCCATTTGACCAAGACTTAATGGAAACAACTATTGTAGATCAGAAAGTAGAAAACTTACTGGGCGTTCTAGAATGGAAGATTGCAGAAAGCACTGACATTAAGACAACATTTGATAGCCTGTTTAGTTGGGAATAAATTGTGGGATTATATAACTTAGTCAAACTCAAGGAGTCATTGGTTAACACCGTTAACGTCGATGATACTCTGACTGATTTAAATAATCTTTGTCGTAAGCTAAGAGATATCAAGATAGATGTAACCTCTATACCCGAGCATCATACGGGTTATATTGATAATCTCATAGCCGCATACGAAAACATTATTGCCCAAACGCAGGCTACTGCAAATGAGTGTAGCCAACGAATTAAATTGATCGACGACGAAATTTCTACAGTAACTAGGGAATTGTTTAGCAACAACTACGAATTAGAAACCAGACATGGATCGTTTGATAACGTTAGGTACGGAAGAGTTTTTATTCCAACCAGCGATGTTGCCAGTATAGTTAAAGATCGAATAAATCTTTATAGTAACTGGAAGTATCCTGGTTTGGAGATCGGTTGCCGTGACGGAGAGTGGACCAAATATTTGGTTGCAGCTGATCCACTGTATGTAGTTGATCAATATCAAGAGTTCTTGGATTCAACAAACAGTCAGTTTCCGGGACCGTACCAGTCTAGACTTAGAAAATACATTTTAAAGAACAACGACATAACCATGTTGCCCCATAACCAATTTGGGTTTGTGTTTAGTTGGGGATTCTTTAATTATGTCAGCTTGGATACTATGCATCAGTTTTTAAAACAATTGCATATACTCATGCGTCCGGGCGGAGTTTTTCTATTTACATACAACGACGGCGACACCCCCGCTGGCGCAGGTATGGCAGAGAACTTTGCACAAACATACATGCCTAAGAGCATCCTATTACCGCTATGTTATAGCTTGGGATTTGAATTAGTTGCAGATTATTCACCTAGCACTAATATTAGTTGGTTGGAAATTAAAAAGCCCGGTCAATTAAAGACAATTAAAGCTCATCAAGCATTAGGCGAAATATCAAAAAGAGCAGATCTGTAATTGACAGACCTAAATACAAACCTGTATACTAACTTATTAATGGAGAAACTATGAAAGATTACTTATCAGATATCGTACAACACACCTTTGGACTAGGCATGATTGATTTGGTAAAAGTTACCGGAGACAGTAACGACACCAGCATCAACGCTATTGCAGAAGACCGCAGCGTTATTGTTGAAGCTAAATTTAAAAACCCTGTGCCAGAGTTTGTTGGCACATTTGGTATGCCAAACTTGAACAAGCTAAACACTATTCTCAATATTCCAGAATACAAAGAAGATGCACAATTAAGCATCAACAAACAAGTTCGCAACAACGAAGAAGTACCAGTCGGTATTCACTTTGAAAACAAAAACGGCGACTTTAAAAACGACTATCGCTTTATGATGGCTGAAGTTGTTAACGACAAACTCAAGGCAATTAAGTTCAAAGGTGTTAAGTGGAACGTAGATATGGTTCCAACTAATGCAAGCATTCAACGTATGAAGTTCATGGCCAGTGCCAACAGCGAAGAAACTACGTTTACTGCCAAAACTGAAAACGGTGCGTTAAAGTTTTTCTTTGGTGATGCATCAAGTCACGCAGGTAACTTTGTATTTGACAACAACGTAACTGGCACATTAACCAAAGCATGGGCTTGGCCTGTTAATGCTGTTATCAGCATCCTTGGATTGCCTGGCGACAAGACATTTAAAATCAGTGACGAAGGCGCATCAATGATCACCGTTGACAGCGGTATTGCACAATATTCATACATTATCCCTGCTCAACAAAAGTAATGTTAGATAACTTAGTATCTAGGGGGTATAGACCCGGTAGTGGATTACTTTCCCCTACTGGGATTTTTTACCTAAACATTCCTAAGAATGCTAGTACCTATCTAACTAATTTATTTGTAGACAGTGATTGGCGCCACAATGATGTATACAGCCCTGATATCAAGGAATGTATAGTTGTACTACGTGACCCAGTAGAGCGTTGGATCAGCGGCTTTGCTACATATGCAGCCAGCTGGTTATTAGGTGAAGGTTATGGCAGTGATCACTTTCGTGAGGACTACAATAGCCTAACTGAACGCTTAATATTCGATCAAATTGTATTTGACGACCACACAACTGAACAAGTAAAATTTGTTAACCAGCTAGGTGATAGAAAAATTACATACTTTAAACTCAATCACGAGCTGGGTATGAATCTAGAAAGTTTCTTAGGATATCAACTAGGTCTAAATAAACCTATAGTCGGTAACGCCAGCGAAGACAATTACGATACCAACAAGCTATCTAATTTCATGCGCTTTAAGATCGAACAAGATCCTATGTTACGTGCTAAGATCATCGACAGATATTACGCTGATTACACTTTAATTAAATCAGCAAACTATTATTATGAGCCAAGATAATTTAACAAATAAACAAAAAGATTACGCAGTATTCTTGCCCGCTATCAGTGGGTTCTATGCTACATTCGTAGGTAAACAAAGGAACGAACATTATGTCGATCCGAAAAGATTTCCTAACGGTCTTACGGATATGGAGCAGCTTAACTGGCTCAATGCCACTAAGGCTTTATTCCCTTATAAGTGGAGTCTCTATTCAGGTGGTCATGCAAACCTTGACCTTACAAAGCAAGATTGGTCAGAAGATATGGTCCGGAATAGAGATCCTGATACGTTTATTCTCGGCGATTCGGGCGGGTTCCAGATTGCAAAGGGTCTTTGGGAAGGCGATTGGCGCGATCCAAACAGTAAAGAAGTACAAGACAAGATTGCACAGTTAACAGCACAGGGCACTCATACTGTAACCAATGCTAAAAACAAAACTGTTGTAGTTGATCCATTGGCAGATTATCAGAAGTTGTTAGATGCCGCGCAAAAGAAACGTGATGGCGTACTTAAATGGCTAGACGGTATTGCTGACTATGGAATGATTCTTGATATTCCAACTTGGGTTATACATGACAAAAAGGCCAGCAAGGCTTGTGGTATCAGCACCCTAGAAGAAGCAGTTGCAGCAACCAAGTACAACAACCTATACTTTATGAAGCATCGTAAAGGAGTCAAGAATGGCGGAGCCAAGTTCTTAAACGTGTTACAAGGTGACAATCATACGTCAGCCGAAGACTGGTATCAAGAAATGAAAGAGTTTTGTGACCCAACTGTATACCCAGACACTCACTTTGATGGATGGGCCATGGGAGGTCAAAACATGTGTGACGTGCAGCTGGTATTAAAACGACTAGTGGCATTACGTTACGACAACTTACTACAAGAAGGTAAACATGATTGGATGCACTTCTTGGGTACAAGCAAACTGGAGTGGGCAGTTCTACTCACAGTTATTCAACGAGCAGTGAGAAAATATGTCAATCCTTCTTTTACTATTAGCTTTGATTGTGCTAGTCCGTTTTTGGCGACTGCGAATGGGCAGGTCTATTTCCAAAACGTCTTCGAGCACGACAGCAAATGGAGCTACCGAATGGCCCCAAGCGCCGACGATAAAAAATACTCAACAGACACACGCAAGTGGAGTCAAGGAGTAGTACAAGACGGTATCTATCCCAGCTGGGAAGAAAGTCCACTTAGTGATATGTGGACAATAAAAGATATTTGTGTTTACAAGCCCGGCGACCTAAATAAGATAGGTAAAGAAGGTGCAACATCGTGGGATAGTTTTAGCTATGCACTACTAATGGGTCACAATGTATGGATGCACTTGACTGCTGTACAAGAAGCCAACAGACGTTTTGACGCAGGCGAGCATCCAGCAATGATGCGACACGATGGTGCCGATTACGAGTACTTTGAAGACATTGTCGAACGTATCTTTGCTGCACCCACTAAGCAAGCTGCACTAGATATCATCGATGATCCAAAGTATGCTAGAAAGACCGGTTATTGGAATCAAATTGTTGGTACCCGAGGTTTTAAAGGCGAAAAAACAACCAATGCAAACACTTTGTTTAATCACTTGTTCGAATACGTAGAACCAGACTTAAACGAAAACAAATTAGAGGATTTAGAAAATGATCAGACAAGGACATGAAGATGTTAACTTCTTTACCGGTGTTGAAGTAGAGCATACTCCCGCATATGGTATGGATACACTATTTGTTGTCGGTGTTCAACCTACTAGTGAAATCACTGCTAGGTTATCCAAACCGGGTCAGCATATTTACTTTGGTGCCAACATGAGCTTTCCTAATCCTGCAATAAACGATCCAGTATGGAATGAGTGGGAAAATATGATTGCACACTATCTAAAACAAGGTTACATGTGCACATTAGACATTGATGTTAGTTGTGTGGAAGGGTTAGTTGAAGGTAGTCTATGTGAATACAATAATTTTATCCCAATGATTTCGGTGAAATTGCCCTATGTACAACTGCTAGGCTATAATGCTACAATCAAGCTCGACGACAAAGACTTTGCTGCAACTAATCCAGGAGTCTGGTGTCATAGCTTACACAACCTTAGAGATCGTTCCACCTTTACGGATTGGTCACAATACACTAAAGATAAACCATTATGAATCAAGAACAAAGAGACATGCACGAAAGAATTAAACACAATGCAGAGCGAAAGATCTGGGTCACTTTTCGTAAGGAAGGTATTCACAAATATCCAGCCGCAGCAACTGATCCCGCTTTGGCGACCGGCGATGAATATGATGTGTCTTTCTTGGGTGTTCCTCATCGCCATATCTTCCACTTTAGAGTATGGATCGACGTATTCCACAACGACAGAGACATTGAGTTTATCCAGTTTAAACGCTGGCTCGAAAATCTCTACAGAGACGGAACACTACAGCTTGACTTTAAGTCATGTGAAATGATGTCAGATGATTTGTACTTGCAAATCTCAGCAAAGTATCCTGGACGTAATGTCTGGATCGAGGTAGCCGAAGATGGTGAAAACGGCGCACTCGTTAAATATGAAACTCACCGCCCACAAATGATTAGCATTTAAGGAAATAAAATGGCAAATGAGCACTTGCAAAAGTACTTGAAAATGAAACCCGAAGTTCGGGACATTTTTGAAGATCTTGAATCATTCAAGAAGTTTTGCGTAGCATACGGATACGTATTCGACGAATCGCATCTATACAACGAGCGTAAGCCTGCATACGCAGAGTACATCAAGTACACCAAAGGTCGCGAACCATGGGACCAATGGCGTAGCCCACGTCGTGAACGTACTGAGTTCAAACCACGTGACCGCAACACTAACTGGAAGTACAGATAATGACGGGCGCAGCTAGAATGAAAGATCAGGATGACTTCGATCTGGACAGGTTCGTTGACATGTTTGATCAAGCACTGACCAGTCGAGACGAGCGTGTAACTAACGCTTTGCGTAGTTTAATGATGATGGTCATTTTAACCGCGCCCGAAACTGGACAAAAGGTAATTGGGCCGTTACGTCGAGTATTAGATGATCAAAATAACATTATTCGTCGACTAGACAGACTAGAGATGGAAATGAAGCGTGACCATCACTATGCCGAGCAAAAAGACAAATATTACAAGGCAAGCTGGAATGTACCAGACACATATTACTCAACCAACGCGGCTCAAAACCTAGCACAAAGCATTGATCGAGAAGTATTACGTCAAATAAATTCTGGCTTAACTATACCAAATTTGGGCGGAAAATCAAAAAATGAGTAAACTATATTACATGGGCCTAGAAAGCTACAAAGCTCGCTACACCCTGCAACTAACAGAATGGAATAAGCGTGTATTTGATCGCCGTGGTGTTGAAACTGTTTATGTTCCAGGTCTTACACTAGACAACAGCCAAAAGATTGTAACTGGGCAAGTGCTTGATGCACACGGTCGCAGTTACTTTGGCATGAGCCAGCTAATGAACTTGGTTCGATTAATGCAACAAGGAGCAGTAACTAAAGATGACGTTATCTACTTTGAAGACATGTTTCAGCCGGGTATTGAATCATTACCGTACATCCTCGATCAAGTTCCAGATAATCTACGCCCTCGCATTTTTGTTAGGTGTTTGGCTCAGTCGATCGATCCCGACGATTTTGTCCACGTATGGGGCATGAGCAAATGGATGGGCTTGTATGAACAAATGGTTTGCGAGCTTGTTAAGAAATCTGGGGGTGCTGTTCTGGCAACCAACGAAGAAATGGTCATGAACATGAAGATTGCAGGTTGGGATTGTCCAATCTACAACATTTCAGGCTTGGTGTTTAACACAGAAGAAGTGCGTGAGCGTGTTGACAACAATGTTCGCCCATTTAATGAACGTAAGCATCGTGTAGTGTTTAGCGCACGATGGGACCAAGAGAAGCAACCAGACTTCTACATGGATGTTATCAAAGCATGGCATGAACGCCATCCTGGTAGCGGTGTAGAGTTTGCAGTTTGCTCAGGCGCAGCACTTAAGAGCAATAACAACAGCTACATGGAACGCACACGTGGTATGCAGGCAGCAGGATTGTTGACTATTTACGAAGATTTAGAAAAGAATCAGTACTATGATATTGTTAACGATAGCCGTGTTGTTTTTAATTGTGCATTACAAGATTGGGTCTCCAACACTGTCTCCGAAGCTGACGCTTTGGGATGTAATGTACTTTATCCTGCTTATCGCAGTTTCCCTGAAAGTTTTGCAAACGATCATACACGTATGTACGTACCCTGGAGCATAGAAGATGCACTAGACAAGCTAGAGAAACTGTTGCAGAAGCCAAGCGAGAACATGGGCAAGATCAGTGCATGGACCAGTGGCACAGCAGATCGTATTGTTGACATTATCGAAGGCAAAGGCGAACAGTGGTTGCGTATGTCAACAGACTACCGCAAACATACACATGAGTCTAAGTACTAAACAAGATATTTGGTTAACATTAGCTGGGGAGAAATATCCCAACCTAACCGAAGACCAACTAAAAGCCCTAAGCCTAAAAGCTGCTAGCGATTGGTACTTAGGTGGTGACACCGAATTGGTTAATTTATTTGACCAATACGTAATGTTAAAAAACTTAAAGGATTTATAATGGCTAAGTGGGAATTAACTGCCGAACATAAAAAGAGTGCAATTGAAGTACAGCTATGGTACAAAGATGGCCAAGTTATTCGCAAACTAGAAGGATTTCGTTGGGGTACGTTTATCTGCGAAAGCGATACCAAACCCGAAATTGATTTAGTAAACGAAGACAACGATTATCAAATTGACGGTGACGGATACGACTGGGAATTAAATGAGCTCAACGATGGTTGCTGGACTGAATGGACTTTTCCGGATACTATGCCCGAAGAAGAACAAGAACGTCTACAAGAGCTGTGGAACGATCAATGGTATGAGGGTTTAGAAAGCGAAGGTTGGAGCCAAGACGACTGCGAATTCTATTTCAATGGCCCAATGAAGCTGACCAATTTGGACACAGGGCAAGAGTGGAGCGGAACAATCGATCCTGCCACAGTTGTGCATACCATGGAACTGCCAGTTGAAGTTGAACTAGAAGTAACTGACTGGTTTGATGGTAAAGTAAAGCCAGTGCACTTAGGAATTTACGAATGCGAAATGTCTGTCATTGACGCTTGGCCTTTTCCAAATTGGAAGAAGCTAGAGTGGACAGGCAAAGCATGGTTAGAAGATGGAACTCCCATCAAAGAAACAGTTAAGCAGTGGCGTGGCTTAACTAAAAATTTAAACGCTTAACAAAGGAAAATAAAATGACAGATTTAAAGGTACACTTCGATGCATACGTAGCAGAGAGCGAAAAGTTTGAAGCAGGTAACAATGCAGCAGGCACTCGTGCTCGTAAAGCATTACAGGAATTAGCCAAGGCAGTTAAAGCTCGCCGTAACGAAATTACCGAAACTAAGAACGCACGGGCCGAAGCAAAGAAGGCCTAATGTCTAAGACAATCATCGTTACTGGTGGATGTGGCTACATTGGTAGCCATGTCGCGCGAGCGTTTAAACAAAACGGCGATAAAGTATTCATTATTGATCGTGTACTACGTGAGCATACATTAAAAGACATTGATGGATTCTTTATCAATGACTTTGCAAGTGATGAATCATTGTCAACAATAATTGACTTGCAACCGGATTTTATTGTGCATTGTGCAGGCACTAGCCTAGTGGGACCAAGTGTAATTGATCCCGCTGACTATTATGAAAACAATGTCAGTAAGACAATTAAAATGCTCAATGTGATCAAGGACATGGATCGTCCACCAATGATTATGTTTAGTTCTAGCGCCAGCGTATACGGTGACCCTGATCCAGATGCATTGCCGTTAAAGGAAGGACACCCAAAACGTCCTATCAGTCCATACGGTAATACAAAGTCCATGGTTGAAGATATACTGCATGATTATGCCTTAGCATATAAGATCAACAGTATTTGTTTTAGATACTTTAATGCAGCAGGTGCAGAACCCTTTAACTTTGACCTAGGGCAAGAACCTGGTGCTACACACATTGTAGCTCGTGTGTTAGAAGCCAGTATTGCTAATCGCGCGGTTACAATAAACGGATCAGCATACAATACCGCAGACGGAACCTGTGTGCGCGATTATGTACACGTATGGGACATCGCACAGGCCCATGTCAAAGGTGCAGAGTACTTATTAGTAGCAGCATCCGGAGCAGTAGCAGATTGCCATGTGTTTAACCTAGGCACTAACAAAGGGACTAGCAATTACACCATCGTTACCTACGTTGCTGACAAATACCAGTTACCGTTTGTAAACTTTGGGCCAAACAGAGCAGGCGACCCTGATACACTTATAGCTGATGCAACTGATGCACAACAATGGCTTCAGTGGACTCCAAAATACAGCGACATAGAAACTATTATAGATACAGCATATAAATGGTACACAAAATAACACTTCCAAGTAGAATATTTTTTACAGGAGTGCCAGGTAGCCGATGGAGCCGCCTTGCACAAAACATCGAAATGATTCCGGGCTTTAACACCACAGACCGCACACCCGATCGGGTAGGCGGGCCATTAGGTGGCAACAAAGGAAATTACTTTGGCCGCGGTCTTGAGTTTGATGCTATATTAGATGATGCATACATTGATCCAATTTGGCAACACACAAACGATACACGGCTTATTAAAAGCCACGAGTGGTCGTACCATCTTGATGCAATTAAAGAAAAGTACCCCAATGATTGGATATTGCTGGTTTTCCGTCCAGACGAAACCAGCTACGAATGGTGGTGCAAAGCTGGTGGGTTTGACATGGACTATCCAAACTACAAAGCCTACATTGACGAAGCAAACATGCGTAAAGAGATTCGTCAACAAAATGCTGCAATTATGGACTTTGCCTATAGACATCAAGCCCAATGGAGCCACGTCAACTCTGATTGGTTCTACAATAACTTTGGGTATCGTCCCACAGTAGAACTAGAAAACAGAGATATTCTAGTTACCATCGTGCGTTAATTCTTTTGGTATACAAAGTACAATCTATCATTGGCATCTTTCTTAAAAGTTTCTAACTGAAGATTGTATTTGTCTCCAAACTCCTTGACCACTTCAAAAGTCCAATTGAAGATGTCTACATAAGGGCCAGTCTTGTGTGTAATGCCAGGATTGGCACGTAGATAAAACTTTCCGCCCTTGTCTAATATATCAACACATTTCTTAAATCGAGATTCTATTTCGTCTCGGCTGTTGAAGTTGATTGACCCCAAAGCAATAATAACATCGTGCTGTCCAACATAGTCGAGTATGTCAACCATGTAATCTGAGCAATTATTGTAAGGATCGATTCCCACAAGATTGTTAATACGGCCTTTAAATGGGTGGTATCCACATCCAACATCAAGTACACTTCTTGGGTTAAGTGCGTTAATCTCGTCAGCAAGTTGCCAACCTGTGTAATCATAGTCATTTGTTCTAGGCTTCCAAATCTCCCCAAAGAAACGGTCGATATATCGTTCGCTAAGGTCATGTGTAATCTCTTTCAGTGTTCCTACATAGTCACAGGGTAGACTTAATTCTGCTTCTACCGCATCTTTGAATTTGCGATATCGTGCAGGAGTCCAGGGTAGTTTGTCCACTACAGTAGTTTCGTCTATTTCTATGTGTTGGTATTTGGGCAGGTTAAAAGCATCTTGCAAATTTTTAGTAAGAAGTGCAAAAATTTTAGTATTCATTAAAAATTTTCCGTTATTGATAAATATTTTTGCGATATGCAAAATTTTCTATAAGTATTTAATCAAAGGACACACTCATGAAAAAACTCTTGGCCATTCTGGCTCTAATCCCCGCTTTGGCGTTTGCATGGCAACCCACCAAACCAGTTAACGTACTAATCGGATTCCAACCCGGATCAGGAAACGAAGTAGGGTTTCGCGTACTTGCTAAACAAGTGCAATTAGCAAACCCTGACGTCAAGTTCATTGTTGAACTAAAGCCAGGTGCAGACAGTGTATTGGCAACCAATGCATTGGCAGCAGCAGAACCCGATGGACACACTATTAGTATTCCAAGTTATATGGGTACGTTTGTTACAAACGACATATGGCAAAAAGACCTAAAGAAATGGCAATACAACTCAATCACCAATGTAATAGGCATGGGCAAAAGTCCAATGGCCATTGTTGCTAACCCTACATCTAAAGTCAATACACCGAAAGAACTAAACGAACTACTGCGTAATACCGACAAGCCAATTACCTTTGCAGTTGGCGCAGGCGCACATCGCATGACGTTTGAATACATTATGGACAAGAGTCGGGGTAACAGAGAACTAGTAAAGTACGCACAGCACCAAGGCCCATTGCAAGCTGTTACCGCTGTGGCCAGTGATGCAGGTATGGAATTTGGTATCATGCCTGTGGCCATTGCTAAACCGTTATTGGATGCAGGGCGTGTTAAACTAATTGGCATCAGCGGGGATAAACGTATTGCAGGACTAGATGCAGAACCATACCGAGTTGGCGGACAATACATCAACGTGTTTGCTGCATGGGCATTGAGCTTGCCGCCTGATACTCCTAAGGAAATTGTAGACTGGTACCAAAAGGCCTTTGCTGCGGCAATCAAGACAGCAGAAGTACAACAGTTTTACAAGGACAATTTTATCTTTGTTGAGCAGTCCGAATTAACCCCTAAAGGGCTTGCACAACATATTGAGCACTTGCGTAGTATTTGGATTCCAATTGGTGACAAGATCATCGCAGCAGAAAGCAAAAAGTGAAATACATATTTGTGGCAGGTGCGCCTGGATCTAAGTGGAGTAGTGTAGTTAAGAACATTTACTTTAGTCCCAGTATAGACCAAAGTGACTACAAACAGGATAGGCTTTACTATCACGATGCCAGTGGCACAATGGATTTAATGCACCTAGGTGCATACTTTGATCCAGGTATGGAATTTTCCTTGCCACAGAGCCTAAGTGTGCTGACCAAAAGAAAAGCAGAAGAACTATTCGATGCTCCATTTAGCGGATCGGGTATACGAATAATCAAGAGCCATATATTCAGTCACCAACATAATATCGAATACATCAAAGAACAATGGCCCGAGTGCCCTGTTGTGTTGGTACACAGGCCGGACGATGCTTGCCTTGGTTGGTGGGTAAAGTGTGGACACTTTGATATCACGTATCCAAAGTACGATCAACACTACGTAGATTTAAAAACCATGGCTATTCGTATTAAAGAACAGAACCAAGGCATCACCAACTCTATGTTGCGACATATGGGGAAAATACCTTTGACAAATCAAATGCTGTGCAATATACTAAACATTCAGCTGCCCAGTTCCGAATACTATCAGGATTACGGACAGTCTGATATTAGAGTAACAGTAATATGAAAAGTAATTGGGAATTGGCCCAGGAAAAAAGCAACTACCACTTTGATCCAACAGTAACAGATATATCATCTTATGCAATACATCATCTAGGGTGTGTTGCTACAACATGGAATAAAGACCTACGCGATATTGTTGCTAATGCTAAACCAGCAACATGGGCTACACGTGGTTACAAAGGCAAAGACCTTGCCGGGCCCACTAGTGATCTTGCTGCCGAAGAATTAGACCTAGAACGTGCGGGCATTCCAACAGACATGATCATTACACATCTAAACTGGGACATTCCTGATTCGTTACAGCAACTCAGTGATGAATTTGGTCTCAAAGACTGTATGAATCGCATACATGTTCAACTGCCCGGAGAGCTATGGAACTTACATATAGACAAGTTAGACAAATGGGCTCCGGACCAACCTGATAGTGTTATGCGTATTTTTATTGCACTCACTGATTGGCAAATGGGACAGTTCTATCAGTTTGGCAACTACAATTGGAGCCAATGGCGTGCAGGAGATGTTATTACGTTTGACTGGCAAAACATGCCGCATTCCACCGCCAATGCTGGATACCACCCAAGAGTCACATTCCAAATAACAGGAATTAAAACAGACAAAACTCAAGAAATGATTAACAGGTTACACAATGACATTCGACGATATTAAAAGATTTGAACTTGCACTAGCAGAGTTCACAGGTGCACCATATGCAGTTATGACTGACTGCTGCACACATGCAATTGAATTATGTTTACGACATGATAAGATTACACAGTGTACCTTTACACCTTATACCTACCTAAGCATTCCAATGACCATGCACAAGTTGGGAATCAAATACGACTATTACCCAGATACATTGGCACACAGACAACAATGGATCGGCGAATACAAGTTTGAAGGTACACGTATTTGGGACAGTGCTAGACGGCTAGAAGAAAACATGTATCGGACGGGAATGATGCAGTGTTTGAGTTTTGGTCATACTAAACCTTTACATATAGGCCGTGGTGGTGCTATACTGTTAGATGACAAACAAGCATACGAGTCGTTGATCCGTATGCGCTACGATGGCAGAGATTTAACCATTAGTCCATGGGAGACTCAAAAGACATTTACAATTGGGTATCACTATAAGCCTACACCAGAAGAAGCAGTACAAGGTCTTGCCTTGCTTAACGGCATTAAGGAACTTAAACCAAAGCCTGTTTCAGTTGGTTACCCGGACTTACGAGACATTACTATTAAGGATTAAAATGACAGAAAAGAGTAAAAACCTATCGCAAGTTATTCGCGAAAATATGAAAAGAGATAACAAACGCTTTTGGGCAGGTGATAACATCAGCGAATACATTACAGACGACTTCAATAAGAACTATCTTATTGAAGAAGCAACAGTGGCGTTTGAAGGTGTACTTGATGCACTGTTGATCGATCGCGAGACTGACCCCAACAGCAAAGGCACAGCAAGACGTCTTGCTAAAATGTACTACAACGAAATTATGGCAGGTAGATATGAAGCAGCACCAGACGCAACAGCTTTTCCAAACGACAGCGAAGACCGCTACGAAGGTATGTTGGTGGTACGTAGTGAGTTGCGCTCTATGTGCAGTCACCATCATCAGCCCGTTAGTGGTGTCGCTTACATTGGCATCATCGCCGCACAAAAACTTATTGGTTTGTCTAAGTACACTCGTATTGCTCAGTGGTGTGCTCGTCGCGGGACTCTCCAGGAAGAGTTGTGCAACGATATTGCTAGGGAAATAAGCAAGGCCACCGACAGCGAAAACGTAGCAGTCTACATTCAAGCTGTACATGGATGCTGTGAGAATCGTGGCATTATGGCACACAGCAGTCTTACGCAGACTACCGTCCTTCAAGGTGCATTTAAAACAGATGCCAGCGTTAAGAAGGAATTTTTCGATAATATCAAGCTGCAACAAGAGTTTGCACCACGTTAATCCAAAAGGTGCTATAATGTGTGCATGAAACACATTCTAGTACTTTTGTTAACTTTAGTATTAACCGCATGCGGCGGAGGTGGCGGGGGCTCTAGTAGCCCTTCCGTTACGAGTGCAGTTAGCAGTTTACACACTGTGGCCAATTTAACAGGGCAAAGCTCAGTTAAGAACATGGCAGTAGGAGACTTAAATGGCGACGGGCTTGATGACGTTGTCATTGGTGGGTGGAGTGGGCCCGGTCACGACACTGATATTAAGGTACTGGTACAAAATGTCAACGGCACAATGACCGACAAGACAGCAGAAATTCTGCCTGTAACCACATACAGTGGTAGCCAGCGGCTCTTTATCAAGGACTTCAACGGCGATGGACGCAATGACATATTTGTTCCGGGGTTCAATGACGGATGTGTTTCGGGTTGCCAAGTTCACAGTATGATCTTTTGGAACCAACCCGGGCAGTTTGTTCAACAAATCTTACCCGAGCTAGTTGACAGTCACGGTGCCTGTGTTGATGACATCAACAACGATGGGTTACCAGACGTATTAGTACGTGGCGTTTATACCGGAGCAGCAGATGGGGGATTGTACATCAACAATGGCAACCGATCGTTCACATATAGCAACGCAGTGTCGGCAGGTGCTGTGTGTAGTGTCAATCACGAAGCCAATGGTACCATTACCATAGTAAATGGCAACAGTAATATCCTGCACACATATGACAGTAATTTAAACTTGCTGTCATCTACACCTTTTGCTAGCCAAGACCCCACAACAACAGACTTAGCAGACAGTATCAGTATAGACATAAACAACGACGGTGCCAAAGACTTTGTCTTTGTGTTCAACAGCACAACAGACAACATACACGGACGCCGAGAAGTGTGGTTAAACAACGGGCATGGACAATATGCATACTCCTACACAATCGAATCAGATGTGCGTAGTCTTTATCACTACCATGTCATGAATGTTGCAGGAGTCACTACAGTTTACATCAGTGGTGCAAACTTACAGGCACGGTTGTACCAATTGCAAAACGGACAGTTCACAACCTACAAGCAATCACGGTTTACCGAAATGGCAGAGCAGGCAGGATACTATCCGGGCTTTACATGGAGTGTTGATAGCGGCATTGTTTACCAGAACAGTAGTACAGGTAAACTTTATATGTTACAATCAATCAACAGTATTCTTTATACTCAGGAGTTATAAATGGTTAAATGGTTTCTCAAGTTGCTCGATAAAATGGGCCGTAAACTGGTTATCATGGATCGTATCAACAACGAACCATACCTTGAACGCTACTACTTGTTTCTTAAAGACCGTAAACGTTTTCCGTTTAATGTATTCTTACACAAGTTCTTAAAAAGCGACCCCGATGATGTGCACGATCATCCATGGCCTTACGCTACCCTAATCATCAAAGGTGGTTATTGGGAGTGGATTCCACAGTTCAATAAGCAGGGTCTTAAGATTGGGGAAATCTCTGTGTGGCGTAGTGCAGGCAGTTTCCGTACCGCACCTGCACACAGTTTTCATCGTATTGAATTAGACCCAGACGTTGAATGTTGGACATTGTTTATGCCGGGTCCACAAAAACAAAACTGGGGATTCTTGGTCAATAACCATTGGGTACGCCACGAACTTTATCTAGCACAAAAAGCAAAAACAAAATGATTGCATTACCCCCGGGATGTACTGTTGCCTATGGCATCACTATAGACATTACTGAATTAACCAACGACATAATTGAATGGTACAGGTTAATTGAAGGTCAGGTTGGGCATAAAGAAGAATTTTCTTACAGAGGCACACGAATAGAAAAGCCTTATGTATCATACAACAGTAAACCATGTCATTACATGCAAGACGGAACAAACAATGTTCGGCTGCACTTTCTAGGCAAAGACGCCAGTACAGCCAGCGTGTTCCTCTTAAAGTTTAATGAGTATGTAGTAAGACATAACTTAAAAGAACTCAATGCCTGGCACTACTGATCTAAATAAATACATACTCAACTACACAGCGGCCTTCGAGCATCATCCCGCTATACAAACTCTGCTGCCTATGCTAAAATTAACATAGGAGAATAAGCATGTCAAAATACTCATACGAAGACTGGCGAAAGAAAAACACCGTAGAAATCTCAACCGAAGCGGTCGAAGGTTTAAAAAACATAGGCATAGATGCTACTGAAGAAGTAGAGGCCGCAATGCGAAAAGAATACGAAGGTTATCTTAATTATCGTCCAGCAATTTCATATCAATATACAAGTACAAAAGAATATCACAATGCCTTTCCAGTCGCATACCGCCAGTGGCGTGCAGACAGTCATTGTAATCTAATCCATGGATATGCGTTTAGCATGAAGTTCTACTTTGGAACCAATGACCTAGACGTGCGTAACTGGGCCGCTGACTACGGCGGACTCAAGGAACTAAAGAAAACATTGGAAGACCAATTCGACCATACGTTGATTGTTGCACAAGATGACCCAGAAATGGAAACATTTAAACTGCTGCAAGAAAAAAACATGGCCAAGATTGTAGTTTTGCCTGCATTGGGTTGCGAAGCACTTAGCGATATGCTTTACAAATATGTAAACGGCGTTTACATTCCAGAGATGTGGGGCCCACATGAAGCAGAACGCCTGTGGTGCTATCGTGTTGAAGTGCGTGAAACAATGAGTAACATGGCGTACCGTGAAGGTCACCGTGAATGGAACGAGGACCTATTTGCATGAAATTAAAAGTAAGTGAACTATTTTATTCCGCTCAAGGTGAGGGCCGTTTTGTGGGCGTACCGAGTGTGTTTCTTCGAACATTCGGTTGTAACTTTACGTGTTCCGGTTTTGGTTGTGCGCCGGGTGAGAAAAGTACAGAGGCCGACGAAGTGGCAAAGAATGTACATCTTTACAAAGACTTTCTTAGCTTACCACTAGTTAATACAGGCTGCGACAGCTACGCAAGTTGGCATCCAGCATTTAAAGAACTAAGTCCAACAGTTGAGACCAAAGACCTAGTGGATCAGATGTTGGCGTTAACTCCCAACAAACACTGGGTACAAGACAACGGCAACGATGTACATTTGGTTATTACAGGTGGTGAGCCGTTGCTAGGTTGGCAACGTGCATACACAGAACTATTGAGCCACGAACGTATGGGAGACTTGCGTAACATTACATTTGAAACAAATGGTACACAAACTCTGCAAGGTAAGTTCATTGACTACTTACTCGAGTGGGGCGACATTGCTGGTAACGAAGTTACGTTTAGTGTAAGCCCTAAGCTAAGTGCGTCGGGCGAAGCATGGGAAGAAGCAATTCGCCCAGAGATTGTACGAATGTATCAAGACTACGGCTTTACATACTTGAAGTTTGTTGTGGAAACAGAACAACACTTCGAAGAAGTAGATAAGGCAGTTAAGCAATATCGTGCTGTTGGCTTTAATGGTCCAGTATATGTAATGCCGCAAGGTGGCGTTGTTACTCCTTACGCAGCTAATCGCGTAAAGGTAGCAGACTGGGCACTAAGCAAAGGATACAACTATAGCCCGCGACTACATGTTGACTTGTGGGGAAATGGATGGGGCAAATGACCTTCACAGTTGATTTGCAACAAATAGTGAATTGGGCATTAATAATTGCCTTTGCGCCAGTTGTTATATACATGGCAGCTATGTTTATAAGTATTGTGGTTACTGTATTAACTACCAGCTGGTCTTGGTTGATCGAATCTACACTGTTCATTGCCATGGGCATTGTTAACGTGTTTAGAAAGAAGTAATGCAGCCCCCGGATGAATATTTAGGATTTGGTATGGGTAATGTTCAATCGTACGATCCATTTAATGATCGTGCTACGTTCGAATATAAAACTAGTATTATACCACGCAGGTGTTATGAATCTCAGCGGTTAGTATGGGGTGTTGCCATTCGCGGGCGGCGTGTTATTACAGGTCCTGGTGAGCCTATTTACGAAGATCGGTGGTATCATCGTCATGAAGGAATAATTATGATGTTAAAAGGATTAAGGGACAACTAATATGGGTTTATTTGATAAAATATTTGGCAAGAAGGACAACGGAGACGGACGGTTACCTGAACCAAAAGAATATCCACCAATGCCAAAGACCAAGGCATCTAAGAAATCCGCTAAAGATATTGCCACAGAAAAAGGTGAACCATGGGTTAGTGTAATCCAGGTTGAGCTAGACCCAGACAACATCGGTAATGGAGCATTTGAACTAGACTGGAATGACAAGTTTGTTACTAATCTAGTACGTGCAGGGTATCAAGGCAAGACCGACCAAGATATTGTTGACCGTTGGTTCCAGGATGTATGTAGAAATGTTGTTTTGGAAAACTATGAACAATGGGAAGCCAATCAACCGGTAGACGGCAGACCGAGGGTTGTGGATCGCAAAGACCTAGGTGATGGGCGCACAGAGGTCAGCTGATGAAATCAGGGTCACATCCACAGTGTGAGCAGTTTGATTCCAGCGGTAACAAACTGGAATCATTTAATTACTGGGTCTTGCCCGATAAGCCTATGAGCAAACCAGTAAGTGGTGCTAATCTTGCCAACCCACTACGAGGTAGTTGGACTGAATGGGATCGTGATGCAACAAGAACTCAGACTGAACAGATTCGAGGATATCTTGGATCTGCTTGCAAAGGACGGTGGATGGAGACCAGCAATCGTTTTTACTTTGAATTAGAAGAGGATTGGGAAATGTTTAAGACAATGTGTATATTAGGATGGCAATGATGGAACCTATTGCACAGCCAAAAACTTTTAAAATATTCCAGCTTATTAAAATGACTGGAATGTATCTTAGCGGAGTGAACTCTACAACTAACAGTAGCGGCACCGGACTAGGCGTTGGATTCTATTCAACACTACAAGAAGCAGAACATATGCGAACACTTGAGATACTCAAAGACACAACACCAGCTGGCAGCGTCAAGTCAACGTGGCATGTGTTTGAACTCGAGTTTCCTAACCCAGCATACAAAGAATAATGGTATCTGTTCACATAAACGGCGTAATGCAATTGCCCGGTATTGATTATGTTACCGGTGTAAAGTCTATTAGCTTTTCTTCACCGCCAGACATTGGATCACACATTCATGTCAGCAGCCCACATGGTACTGTTGCCAGTATCATGGGAGATGGGTCCACGTTTTTGTTTCCCATGATTACAAATTTAGAGAATTATAATGCAGTCATGAATATATTAAACGATGCGGCAAAGTATTACGATAACTCAGCAGTAGCAGATGCAATTGAAAGATTACGTGTAGTTGTAGAACTGGTAAAACAAAATGGTTGAAGTTGAATTTGATTGCGGATATCGTTGGATGGCAGACCAATTAGAAAAGCACATTGGGCCACGCAAGTTCCATCTACACAATCGCATAGGCGGTGAGGGATGGGATGTAAGACCGGCTCACAATGGATTTATCAGAACCATTGTACGATTTGATGACCCCAAGATGGCAACATTTATACAATTAAAGATATGATTTTATACGTCAATGGCGACAGCCACAGTGCAGGTGCAGAAGCAGTAAATAGTTTCTGCTTTGCAAAAGATGACCCACTTTATTGGGCATTAGGCAATAAGCCACATCCAGATAACGAACGTGCCAGTTACGGATGCCAATTGGCCAACTCACTAAACGCAATATTAAAATGTGATGCTAGAAGCGCCAGCAGCAACGCTCGCATTCTTCGCACTACCTTGGATTATCTGTTTGGGGTAGATGACCTAGTTCAAACAACAGGCAAACTAGTAAACCAACCGGATCTATTGATTATTGGCTGGGCCACTTGGGAACGAGAAGAATGGTTTGACTCTGATACACAACGCTATTGGCAAGTTAACGCAGGCGGCATAGGACACGACTGGCCGCCGTCTATCAAGAATAAATACAAACAGTGGGTAATTGATCAAATGGATCCAGAAGTCATTAACACAAAGTTAATAGGCGAGCACAGTTTGATTTATCAATTTCATAAAACCCTAAACAAATTCAACATCCCCCATTTATTCTTTAATACCTATTCGGATTTTAGTCACATTCAGCACCTCAAGCATTTACAAGTAGAAGAGTACAACTGGGATAACTCATATATCGGCCCATATGATCCAGACTATACCTATTACAACTGGCTTAAAGCCAAAGGGTTTAAAACTGCCACGCCTACCAGCTACCACTATAAAGCAGATGCACATGCAGCATGGGCCGAGTTCTTATACCAACACTATGTTCAAAAGTTATTGACTAATTAATCATTAACTGTTATTATTACTACTAATATATGAAATATCTAATTGTCGACACAGCCAACACATTTTTTCGAGCAAGACACGCAGCACATAGACAAAGCGACACGTGGGATAAACTTGGATTTGCAATTCACGTTACTTTAGCAGGTATTGCCAAAGCGTGGAGAGTGCATCAAGCAGACCACGTTGTATTTTGTCTAGAAGGACGTAGTTGGAGAAAAGATTTTTATGCCCCGTACAAGAAAAACCGAGCAGTTGCCAAAGCCGCGCTCACAGAAACAGAGTTGGAAGAAGATAAACTCTTTTGGGAAACTTTTGATGAACTCAAAACGTTCGTCACAGAAAAGTCCAATTGTACTGTTCTCAGGCACCCAAACCTCGAAGCAGATGACTTGGTGGCAGGATGGATTCAAGCACACCCTAACGATGAGCACGTAATCATTAGTACAGACAGCGACTTTCACCAGTTACTGGCTCCTAACGTGAAACAATACAACGGCGTAGCCGACGAGCTGCACACACTAGAAGGAATTTTTGATGCAAAAGGTGCCCCAGTCAAAGATAAAAAAACTAAGGAGCCAAAAGTCATACCGGACCCAACTTGGATCCTCTTCGAAAAATGCATTAGAGGCGATGTATCCGATAATGTCTTCTCTGCGTTCCCAGGGGTCCGTACAAAAGGTACGTCGAAAAAAGTCGGTCTCTTGGAGGCATTTGCAGACCGTACGACTAAAGGATTTAATTGGAACAATCTAATGCTTCAGTCTTGGACCGACCATAACGGCGAGGAGCATAGGGTATTAGACGACTACAATCGCAACGTTACACTGATTGACTTGACTGCACAACCAGATCACGTAAAGGTCTGGATTGCGGAAACCATTGCTGAAAACAGCGTAGCCAAGGATGTGGGACAAGTTGGTACCAAGTTCCTAAAGTTCTGCGGCAAGTATGAACTTAAAAAGATTGGCGAACAAGCTCAACAGTATGCAGAAATCCTAAGCTCTGCATATCCTGTAGAGCCTGCACAACGAACATTACTATAACGTAATAGAGGACAACATGAGTAAATTCAATGATAAAGTGGCACAGCTTGCACTAGAAGTAGGCGGCTCGCACTACCCTTCTGTTAACCCAGATCTACACGATAAGATGGTTAGAGCAGTGATCAAAGAGTGTTTACTTGCTCTTGATTACACTAACCACGATCATGTTTATACCTCGTTTGATAAAAGTCAATTTGACGCTACTATGGAACGAGTTAAAATTGCAATCAATGAAAGGTTTGGATTATGACACTTATTGGAGCAGCTTTCTTTATCCTTGTGCTATTACAACTCAAGCACTGGTACATCGACTTTGTTGATCAAACAATGGAAGAAGTAAACAGCAAAGGTATCTATGGCGACAGGCCAGGTATCATGCACAGTGCCAAACATGGCTTTGGTACACTAATGTGTATTCTAGCTGTAACAGGATTTCCCTACATTGGTTACGCAATGGTGCTGGCATTTGCGGACTTTGTAATTCACTATCATACCGATTGGGCAAAGATGAACTACGGTAACAGAGACATACAAAATCCGTTGTTCTGGAATCATTTAGGTCTTGACCAAATGGTACATCAACTTACCTATCTTGGTATTGTTTACGCAGTAGTGTCATGATTAGAAGTATTACAGCCGGCAATGGTATTCAAGTTGACAATGGGTATTTTAGTTTCCCCTACGTCAATCAAAATCCCAGTAACCCAATGCAAGGGATGATTAGAATCAGTGGCAGCGATCTACAGGCTTTTGACGGATCCAATTGGATAACAGTAGGCGGGGCATACCCGTCTATTTCGATAACCGGAGCTGCACAGGCTGCAATTGCATGGGCACAAGCCAAAATGATCGAAGAGGAAAGCATCAAGCGACTGGCAGAAAAACATCCTGCTGTTGCAGATGCAATGAACACAATCAATGAAGCATACGATAAACTAAAAGTTGTCGTGGCTCTAACAGAGGAAGAAAACAAATGAAATCATGGCTAAGAAATAAACTACATCAGTTCCTGTATCCATCAGACAGCGGAGTCCAAATGTCTAAGATTGCAGTTAGTGCGTCAAGCGAAAGCATTGATATGGATGGTAGCTTGCGATTTAACGTATTGAATTGCCGCGGTGGTGTTGTATTGCAGCTATACCGTTACGACCACAAACGAGATCGCACAGACAATTCTACTCACTTAATTCCCGAAAACGAAAACGTTGCAGAACGTATTGGTCAAATTGTATCTTTGGAATTACTAAAAAACTAATCAGCTATGGCTAGCGATATTCTTAAAGAAATACTTGATCTAGATATGAGAGCTCGAAACGCAATAGCCGGTGCACTAAATCTCAAAATTACTCCTGCATCAGGGGGTACCATCGTTGAAATTGATCACAACGAATCTCGTGTAGGTGACCTATACGTTATTGACGAAAGCAAAGACCTAGGCACTGAATTAGGTAAAATTATAACTATGCACTACTTAAAGAAAGATAATAAAAATGAACGCAGTAGCTAAACCAATAGTTAAAAACAAATATTGGATCGTAGAATCCGAGGGGACAAAAATTGCCACTATCCAAGCAGTAGAGGAAGGTGGCTTTGTTTACGTACACGACAACCAACGTGAGCGTTTTCCCAGCATTAAGGTGTTGAGTAAACAATACAATATTGAGTTTGCCAAAGCAGAGAAGATTAAGAAGGATAAAAGTGTAGGACACAATGTCTACGGATATCCTGCTACATCTACTCCGCACAACGAAGTATTTGATGTGCAACGTAAGCTGCCCATCTACACTAAAACATTAAAGAGCAAGAGTTTCTTTTGTGCAGGCTATTACATCATCAAGTTTAGCAATTCGTGGGTCAAGGCAACTTGCCCAAAACTTATCACGTTAAATCGTTATGAGTTCCAAGGACCATTTCGTACCACTGAAGATATGTCCAAGGCCATGAAGACTGCAAACGAATCATGAGCGATAATTTACCATTTCATATCAAGCTGCTTAACGATCGTGTCAAGCAGATGAATCAAAGTAACGGCAAGATACTTACACTAAATGCACAAGAAGCACGTAGTTTGCACGCCGAAATTTACGATTTGATGGCAACAATTGCCTCTTTAAGCAAAGCCACTAGCAGCACCAGTGGTGCGTCTAATATTAATATGGACGGCGGGTCATTCAAGTAAATATACGTATATTACTGAGATAAATAACAGTAACTCAAGGACTACTGTAATGTCAAGACCAAAACCAACCGTATTGTTGGATCACGTTAACAAAACCAATTATAAGAGCGATCAGGTACTAAGCTCTGAAGGTATCTGGGCGGTATTCTACGATAGCCAGCCCATTAACCTTAAAACACAAAACGTACTAATCAGCTATCCGGGACCTAAGTACAAGAAAGTTTCTTTTAGTAATCCCGGACACGCAATCAACTTGGCTAAGAAGTTAAACACTCTGTTCAAGACAGATAAATTTACTGTTGTGCTACTAAAACAAGGTGACCAAATCTACCCCTAATAGACAGCGCGAGTTTCAAGACCGCGTTATATCCGCATCTGGTGTGGACCCTAGAATCTTTGTATCGTTATCTATTCATTGGTGGCGCAATCCCACTAACCACAATAGTCTAAGGTTAACTTGGCCGGGCTTCAAGTTCTTTAGCAAGCAGATCAACTTGCCATCATATGATATTGAACTGGTAAACGATCTTAGATTCAAGCACCTACTACAATTGGAAAGATTATTTCAAGCACCTTACTATATCGGATCTAAATCGTTGCATGTGTTTAGCGAACAAGATGCTGTGATGTTGCAACTACACGCAGGTAATTTAGCACAGTATTTAGATAATCTTGAATCCAATAAAGACCAATAAAGATACTCAATTAGATTGCAAACTCCATAGGCACTTAAATATAATAGTAACAACTTAGTTAACACACACTTATCAGTATGGTACTTTAAATTAGTGTGTTAGCAGGTAGGCGTATCGTACCGCCGCTATTATCCTTAGGAGTATATTATGAGTCAACGCTTAGTACGCAAGCTGGCCGACGTGGCCACAGAAGTTGAAATTCAACTTAAAGCACATTTCAACGTAACACAAAAAGAACTAGATGCTTGGAGATTAGCTGCAAGAAATTGTATGCTGAATTTTCCTGAAAGCAAAATGATCCAAATTGCTGAGCTTTGGATTGACTATGAAGTTCAGCGTGACGTGATTCACGATCACATCAAAAATATCATGCGTAAATGGGACCCACGAATCTGTAGTCCTGTCAGTGCATGCCAATTAGTCGGTAACACACGAATCGATGCTTACGATGGTCAACACAGAACCATTGCAGCAGCTATCCTTGGCTTTGAAGAAATCCCAGGTGCAGTGGTAGTTACGACTGATCCAAACTTTGCCAGCTATGCATTTGAAATGCTAAACGACACCGGCGTTAAACGTTTGACCCCAGGCGACCTGCACCGCAATGCGTTGGTTCGTTACAAGAACGGAAGCCGTGAAGAGAAGAACGTTAAGGCACGTACACTGCAAGATCAATTTGATGCATTGGGTATTGACCTTCAAGACAAGAACAGCCGTGCTAGTCCTAGCCTGCGTGGCAACAATGACTACTTCTTTAGTCACTTCAAATATGCATACAAGGGCATTGAAGTTGATTCTAGCGGAAAGATCCTACACAGTATCTTAGATGCTATCAAGACAGTGTTTCCAACCCAAGAAGAAATCGATCAAGGGGTGTTCATCGGCCTGTATGAATTGCATCGCTTTGCACGTGAATGTAATTTGCAACTAGAAGACAACTGGATGAAGACTTTGTTGTTGAGTATCAAGCCCACCTTCAGCAGTAGTCAAACTATTCATGCCAAGGCACGTAATCAGTACGCACACCAATTTCCTGGTGGTAGCTGGAGTGCTCCAGTAGCAATGGCCAACTTCTTGCGTGAACTGCATGTCCGCAACAATGGCACATTACAGTTACCCGACCACGGGCAAGGCGCACACATGGGTATCCTTGCAAACAATGCCGCTCCCGGTCTTTTCCCAGAAGGAGTATAAGCATGTCACATAATGCCGAAGTACTCCGACGCCTAATGCGTCCAAAGCCTGCATACATGCAACTGGGTCCATCGTATCTGGGAGTGACGTTTAGTAAGACCAAATATGCTGCAAGAAACCAGCGTGACTTGGAATTTACTATTACACTAGATTACGTTTTAGATTTGTTACGCAAACAACAGGGAAAATGTGCACTAACCGGTTGGGATCTTGAGTTTACTCGTGGTAGCGAAACTTCACGTACCAACGATCTTGGGTGTACTATGGATCGTATTGACAACGACAAAGGTTATGTACCAGGCAACATACAATTAGTATGTTGGTGCGTTAACAAAATGAAGGGAGCATTTAACGATGATGCCTTCAGGGAGTTGTGCAGACAGATCACAGAGCACACTGATCAAACTAAAGTAGTAGTTTGACATAAAAGCCACATTTGAGTATAATCGTTCTATGCTTAAAGAATCATTAGACAAATTTGTGGCTCCAGTCTACAGCAAGGTTAGCCGCACTTCGGATACATATAAAACTGTGGCCGGTTACAGTGCAGCTAACCTAACTCGTTTGGTTGCTGACTATAAAACAGTCACAACTGATCGCCAGCTGATGCGGGAAATACGCAATGATATTGATTACTATCTGCGCCGTTACCACAAGTACTGCATTGAAGAACGTGATGGCATTCAAGCACACTATCACGAAGTTGGTGCAGATGAAAACTGCGACTTTGAACATTTGATTCCTGCTGCACGTATTCGCGATCTATTGCTATGCGGAGCAATAACCGTTACACAAGGACTCAATGCCCCTACTGTACGTTTAAGCCACGACAAGCATATGGCACTTAAAGATGCAGGTTGGGCCAGTAAGACTCCCGACATGTGGCTTCCATTTCAACGTTATGCCAACGTGTTTACTGCAACATATACCACGTACGACAACACTCAAGTTGATCCAGCTACGTGGACTTTGGAAAAGCATTACAGCTATTTCGATCATTTAGTAATACTTTGATATTACTTTTGTAATTTGTTGTAAAAATACAACGAAATATTTCTATCTTTTTGGTAAAGTTTGCAAAAACGGTGTTATACTCTAGTTATTGCAGCACAGTGCTGTAATCAACAACCAGGAGTAACACATGTCAAAAGCTACAGCAAACTTTACCGCAGACGATCTTAAAACCCTCGAAACAGCAGAGTCCATGGAAGCTGCACAAGAAATGCTCCACGCTATTGTTGAAAAAGCTGCTGGTAGCAAGTACGCCATTAAGCCTGAAAAAGTTGCACAGTTGCACACTAACATTAATGCGGCTCGTAGCAAAAACGATGTTATTCGTATCGGCTGGAACATGCTTATGTCCGGCGAAGGTTTGTCTACTATTGGTAGCAAGTACCAGCGCAAATTTGCCTAATACAAGGTGTTGCAGAAATGCAACACTTTAAAATATTTTACCATTTTTGTAAAATAGCTCAAAAATCGGTTATAATCAATACATGTTCAACACAACGCTCAAGGAGAGCAAAATGCAAGTTCAAACTAAATCAGGTATCATCAACAAAGGCAACTACGGTTCACAATACAATGTGGAAACTGGCCAAGTCATCGAAACTCGTGTCAAGACTGGCAAGCGTGGCCGTCCTGCTAAAGTTGATCCAATCCCTGCTGCATTTTTCTTTGCAAATGATGCATTCGGTCGTGTGCCAAATAAAGTTACAACCAAGACACAAGGTGGTCGTGTTGTGATTGGCAAAGCCAGTGTCAACGCTGTCTACGCAAACGACAATGACGAGTAATAACAAGTTGAAAATATTTTTGAAAAGTCAAAATTTAAATTCAACTTCGCATACAATAGAGATTCAAAACAATTTTTTAACCACAGCACTTTAAGGAGAAATTCATGGCTGTAACTGAGCACCGTAGCGTAACCCCATCCGAAGCACGTAGTCGCGTACTTCGTGCATTTAAAAACAAACGACCCGTATTCTTGTGGGGCCCTCCAGGTATCGGTAAATCCGAACTGATTGCAGGTCTTACTGAAGAACTGGGCGGCGCTTGCATTGACTTGCGTTTGGGCCAATGTGAACCCACTGACTTGCGTGGTATCCCTTACTTCGATCGCGACAAAGGCGTTATGAACTGGGCTCCCCCAATTGAACTGCCAAGCGAAGAATTCGCTAAACAATATCCAATCGTGGTGTTGTTCTTGGACGAAATGAACAGTGCTGCTCCTGCTGTGCAGGGTGCTGCTTACCAGCTGATCTTGAATCGTCAAGTTGGTACCTACAAGTTGCCCGACAACGTGGTGATGGTTGCTGCGGGTAACCGTGAAAGCGACAAGGGTGTGTCTTATCGCATGCCTAGCCCATTGGCTAACCGTTTCGTTCACTTGGAAGTGCGTCAAGACTTTGACTCCTGGTTCCAGTGGGCTGTTAACAAAGGTATCCATAAGGACGTTGTTGGTTACATTTCGTTTGCCAAGCAAGATTTGTTTGACTTCGATCCTAAGAGTGCCAGCCGTAGCTTTGCTACACCGCGTACTTGGACTTTCGTGTCTGACTTCTTGTACGACGAAGACGCCACTGACGCAGAGTTGACTGACTTGATTGCAGGTACAGTGGGCGAAGGTCTTGCTGTTAAGTTCATGGCACACCGCAAGGTTGCTGGCCAAATGCCTAACCCAACAGATGTGTTGAGTGGTAAGGTCAAAGAGTTGAAAGTTAAAGAAGTGTCAGCTATGTACTCTTTGACTATTAGCTTGTGCTACGAGCTCCAAGAACAGTTTAAGAAACTGGGCAAGGACAAGATGGCTGACTGGCATGCTCAAGCAGACAACTTCTTGAAGTTCATGATGGAGAACTTCACTACTGAGTTGGTTGTGATGGGTGCTCGTGTTGCACTTACTACATACAGCTTGCCAATGGTTCCTGGCAAAATGCCAAACTTTGACGAGTTCCACAAGCGTTTCGGTAAGTACATTATCGCAGCGTCTGGTAAGTAATCCTAGGTAGTGCTGGGTAAGGAGGCTGGTAAATTTTACCGTAAGTCCTCCTTTTTCTACCATGTCAATAGTCATTACTAAACTCGATGGTCGTCACGCAGGCCATATAATATTTTCTCACAGAGCCGAAATAACTGGCACTTGGATAGAACGTGACCAAGAGTTTGTTCTAATACGCGAGTGGTGCTGGGAAACTTTTGGTCCCGGCGTTGAACGAGATCTAGTTCACACAAAGAAAGATACTAAGTGGGGTTGGCACCTAAACCAAAGTCCCTCAAAGCATTACATTTATCTCAGAGATGAATGCCTAACACACTTTACCCTTAAATGGAAGTAAAATGGAAGAAGTAAACGAAAACAGCGTTGAGGAAGAAGTTGTTCTTCACTTTAGACGCTTCGCACAAGAAAAGCAAGATCAGATTCGCGCACTGGTTAACTATGCTACACTAATGGGACTTGATGGCAAGGATCTAGTTAGCATTGGCGGTAAGCTAAATCGCATTGTAGTAAAGCGTAACATATCGGCAAACGAACAGATTGTTTCAAGCATGAATATCCGCCCAATTGGCAACGATAGAAGCTGTTACAATCGTTGGGCGTACATAAGCGGCACAGGGACCACTTACCACTGCTCATGCAGCTATTCTAGGTACGAAATTACCAATACAGCAACTAAGAAGAAGGCTGCTGGCTACATTAGTGAGCGTTTTGACTTTAGTCGACGCTTTAATATCATGGAAAACCGTGAATTAGGCCAAATTATGTTGAACGTTTACCATGGCAACATCAAGTTACCATAATTCAAAATCGTGTATAATATAGACATTAACAAGGAGTACCCATGTCTGACACCGCAACTAAACAAAAATCCGTAACTGTTACGGACCCTAAAATCGACAATGCAGCCAAAGAAAAACTGATTACAGCACGTATCGGTCTGTTGCTCAAAGCACCATTCTTTGGTAACCTTGCAACTCGTATGAAGCTGGTTAATGCAGACGAGTGGTGCCCTACTGCGGCAACAGACGGTCGTACTTTTTATTACAACAGTGTGTTCGTTAACAACATGCCACTCAAGCAAGTTGAATTCTTAGTCGGTCACGAAGTTCTTCATGCTGTTTACGATCATATGGGTCGTACTGGCAATCGCGATCGCAAGATTATGAACATTGCTGCTGACTTCTGCGTTAACAGTGACTTGATTGATCAACGTGTTGGCGAGAAGATCACTGTTGTTCCTATGCTGTACGATCCAAAGTACAAAGGCATGGCAATGGAAGAAGTCTATGACGACTTGATGGAAAATGCCAACAAGATCGATATCAACAAACTTGCTCAACAAGTGCTGGATCAGCATTTGGAAGGTGATGACGGCGATGGTAGCGGCGACGATGGCGATCAAGATGGCAATGGCCCTCCACGTTTGAGCAAAGCCGAGCGCGATGCTATCCGCGATGAGATCAAAGAAGCCATGTTGGCTGCTGCACAGGCTGTTGGTGCAGGCAACTTGCCCGCAGGCGTCAAGCGTCTTGTTAAGGACTTGACTGAGCCAATGATTTCTTGGAAAGAGCTGTTGGAACAACAAATCCAAAGCACTATCAAGAATGATTACACGTTTGCTCGCCCTGGTCGCAAGAGCTGGCACATGGACGCTATTCTCCCAGGCTTGAAGCCAGGTGAGACCATTGACGTTGCTGTGAGCATTGACATGTCTGGTTCTATCAGCAGCGAAGATAGCAAGATCTTCTTGAGTGAGATCAAGGGCATTATGGACTCGTATGACGAATACAAGATCCGCGTGTGGTGTTTTGATACAAACATCTACAACGATCAAACATTCGACAGCGACAACATGAAGAGCATTCTTGAGTATGACCCACAAGGCGGTGGCGGCACTAGCTTCAACGTCAACTGGGAATACATGAAAGAAGAAGGTATTGAACCTAAGAAGTTCATTATGTTTACTGACGGTTACACAGGTGATGGCTGGGGCGACGAAAACTACGTTGACACAGTTTGGATTATCAAAGGTAACCCAGGTTGTGAGCCACCACATGGTGTGTGGGCGCACTACGAAGAAGCAGCTAAAGGTAAAAAGTAATTTTTACCCACCCATAACATAGTACAGTTAAATATGACTGTACTATGTAAGGAACAAAAATGGAAATCGAATCAGCAGCAGAATTTTTAGTATCGAGTGTGTTAATTGGACTGGGCGTTACTGTATTCTCAGTAGCAATCGTGTTTATTAACAACATCTTGCACAAATATTGGAAACCTGTTAAAATATGGGTTCCAAGTTACTTTGATCACGGACCAACTCGCTTTGCAACAGATGAAGAAATGGCCCGTGTCACTCCAACTTTAGAACCAGAAACCAAACCAACTCGTTAAAGGACGAAAATGACTACACCTTCAAATGAACTGCTCGACGATATGCGTATGACTCCTGAAGAGGAGATGGAGCATATTAAAAACGGCACAATCAATGCCCCAAAAGATTACTTTGCTGCGGTCAAACGCATCATGGAATTGGAAATGCGGTTGGAAGATTTGGCCCGAGCCAGCGAGATTGTTGAGATCACTCGACAGTTTGAATTGTTTGAAGGCTTCCGTAAGGCAGCCGACGAGTCATTGCAAGACAAGATGACTCTTAAACGTGAAAACACAGGAGATATGAATCTTACTGTGATTACAGGTAAACTTGATCCTACACTTGCTGGGCAAGTTGCAGGTCAAGCCAATCAACAACCACAAGCAATCTAAGGAGAACTTTATGTTTGCAACAGGCATTTATCGCGACGCACCTGCTATCAATGCAGCAATGGGTCGTGTTTACTTTTACATGATGACTGCTGTGCTAAACAGTATGTTAGTCAGTTACATCATTGGCACCACTCCGGCCCTGACACATTTTTTCCTAACAGGAATCATGCACTGGGTTGTAATCTTTGCACCATTGGTTGCAATCTTTTTCATTACTCCGGCTCTGGCCGCTGATCCACCTGCTCCTGTTGCAGTGGGCCTGCTACACGGCTTTGCTGCACTAATGGGACTGAGTCTTAGTGTGATCTTTGTGGCATACGCAATGACCAGTATCTTTACAGCGTTTATGGGTGCCGCAGTATTGTTTGGTACTATGAGCTTCTTTGGGTACTTTACCAAACGAGATCTAAGTGGGCTAGGTAGTTTGCTGTTCGTTGGATTGATTGCAATTATCATTGCCAGCATCATCAACATGTTTATTGGTAGCACAGTAATGCAAATGGTTATTAGTGCTATTGCTATCTTGATCTTCTTGGGCTTTACTGCATACGATACACAGCAAATCCGTGAATCTCTCAGCGTAGAAAACGAAAGTAGTGCTGCACTTGAAGTCATTGGTGCACTTAGTTTGTATCTGGACTTTATCAACTTGTTTGTTAACCTGCTGCAAATCATCGGCGTAGCACCGGGCAGCGACGACTAATCATGTTAAAGCACAACGAAGTTAACTTACTTCATGTGTTCGGAATGCGGAGGATGGAACACTGTCCCCCGCATTTTGTCAAGGTTTGCTTTGACTTGAGCGCATCAGAAAAGAAGATTACCGACTGGGTTTACGAAAACCTAACAGGTCGTTTCTACGTAGGCGACGAATACACTGAAGGCGATGTCCAAAAAATGGTTTCTTTTGAGATTCCAGGTGAGGCCAGCTACTTTAGTCTGATATTAGATACCATTAATCAATACGATAACTTCTAAGAAAATTTTTCCTCAGTTTGTTTGGATCGTAAATATATGCATAGTTTATTGGAGATACTATGTCAGATACGACACCAGAACAAACCACTGCTACACAGCTACAGATTGCAGATATCTTAGCATGTGTACAAATCATCCAGGTTGCAAGCCAGCGTGGAGCATTTAAAGCAGACGAATTCGTGCAGATTGGTACTGTATACGACCGCATTGTCAAATTCTTAAAAGACAGCGGAGCAATACAGCCACCAGCAAACGAACCAGCTACACCAGCTGAATAAAGAGGAAATCAAAATGATTAAACATGTAGGTAAACACAATAACAAGCGTATTGTCTTGTTATGGAGAAGCGTTCCAAACGAAGGACATATGGCATTGGCTTTATACAGCGACACATTGCCACGTATGATCCACGACGAAGTAATGCGGGCGTTAGAAAGTCCAATTGGACAAAATGCCAAGGAATTAAACGAAGTTCTTTTCCGCACAACTATGGCAGATGGTCGTAACTGTTTAGAAGTATTGCACCGCGAAGGATTTATCAAGAAAATCCCAACAAGCCAAGTTCTAATTACTCCAACATCAAAGTCCACAGTTCGCTTAGATGAATTAAACAGCATCTTAGACGAAATGGAAAAAGGCGAAGAAGCTGTTAAGCGTCTAGCCGACATTGACCGTAACTCGGGCATGCAAACTAAAAAGCGTGTTCGTGAAGGTCGCGAAGTTGGCATGCCACCAAACAATCAAAGTTTGAGTCGCACCAACGTTGACGTAGACAGTAACGCTAATGCAGCAGCCTACGTAAAGGGTACACTAACCGACGACGATTTAGCATCGCAAAGGTTAAGTCAAGCTGAAGAAATGAAACGTCAGGCAGAGCAATTACTCGCCGAAGCCAAAAGATTAGAAAATGAAGCATCGTCCCTTGCACCTGCGAAAAATGTCAAAACAACAAGAGCCAAAAAAGCCGCGCCGACTAAAAAGCAAACGGCTTAATTTAAATAAGCGTGAACAATGGGAACGCTTGCTCAAGGAAGTCAACAAAGAGCAGGTTCCTATTGATGTCATTCTCTATTTAACAGTAAATCTCAATGACGGGACGGCAGTGGAAGTCAATATAGCAGAAATGCTAGAAGACGGAGCCGACCCCGAAATTATCGAACAAATGGTTACAGACAAACTAGACGCACTGGATCACATCATTCAAGATGTTGATTTTCACATCAGCGTTGACAGTGTAGCGAAATTTGTTCAACCATTCACAGATAATCTACTCAAAAATTTATGATAAACGCCCTTTTCGCCGTAGACCAATACGGTGGGATGGGGTTCAATGGCACCATGCCATGGCCCCACAATCCTGCTGACTTAAAAAACTTTAAAGAACTAACCGACGGACATGTCGTTGTTATGGGTCGTAAGACCTGGGACGATAAGAACATGCCTAAGCCTTTAAAGAATCGCATTACATACGTTGCCACTTCTAAACCACCATTGCTACATACAGCCACTATATCAGGTGACATGAGAGAAGAAATTCTTGCACTAGAAAAGAAGCACCCTGGTAAAACTATTTGGGTTATTGGCGGACCGGACTTATTGGCACAATGCGATGGTATATTTGATCGTTTATACTTGACCCATCACAAGGGCTCGTATAAAATAGATACTAGAATAAACTTAAAAACATTCTTGTCAGGTTGGAGTCAAAAGACTGCAACTGCGGACCCAAATACAAATTTTACGACTGTGGTATATGAAAGCCTATTTAAGCGATTTAACTGAGGTATTAACTAATGGAACCCCTAAACAAGATAGAACGGGTGTGGGAACTATTAGCATGTTTGGTATGCAACAAAGATATAATCTTGCAGAATCCTTTCCGGCGGTTACAACTAAAAAGCTAGCATGGAAATCAGTGGTGTCCGAGTTGCTGTGGTTCATTGAAGGTTCGGGAGATGAAACGCGGTTGCGAGAGATATTACATGGTAGCACCGAGTCGGAAAAGACAACTATCTGGACTGCCAATGCCACAGCACCATATTGGCAAAGTAAGGCCAAGTTCAAAGGCGACTTGGGAAGAGTTTATGGCGTACAGTGGAGACACTGGCGTCAATACAAAGAGCAAAAGGAAATGGGTCCTGCCCACTTAGGCGGTGTGCGAGTGGCCGCTGATAGACATGAAGTTGATCAATTATTAGACCTAATCAACGGCATTAAAGCAGACCCACACGGACGACGACATATATTATCTGCATGGAACCCAGGCGAACTAGAGTCCATGGCCCTGCCCCCGTGCCATACCTTTGCACAATTCTACGTTAGCAACGGGAAATTGAGTTGTCAGATGTATCAACGCTCAGCTGATCTTTTACTTGGCGTTCCGTTTAATATTGCAAGCTACAGCTTACTTTTATCAATGATTGCGCAGGTTTGCGACCTACAGGTTGGTGAATTTATCCACGTACTAGGCGATGCTCACATATACTTAAATCACGTAGATCAAGTGAAAGAGCAACTCACTCGCAGCCCATTGGCTCTGCCACAATTATGGCTAAACCCAGAAGTAACAGATATCACAAAATTTACAATGGACGATATTAAACTTGTAGGGTACGAATCGCATCCAGCAATTAAGGCCCCAATGGCTGTGTAAACGTTAAAAGGTACTGCTAAGATGCTAAATAAAGCATGAGCAGTACCATTTATCATATACACCACATTATCCCGAAGCACATGGGCGGCACTGACGATCCGTCTAATCTAGTTAAACTTACTGTAGAGGAACATGCAGAGGCCCATAGGTTATTATTTGAAAAACACGGAAGCAAATTTGATCGAATTGCGTTTTTGGTGTTATCAAAGCAAATAGGGCAGGAAGAAGCAAATTATCTAAAGTTACTTGGTCCAAAAAATTGGACAGCCGAAGGTAAAGAGAAATTAAAAAATCTTGCAAAAGAGAGAACTGGTGAAAAGAATGGGTTCTTTGGAAAAACACACTCAGAAGATACAAAGCAAAAAAATAGAGAAGCACACTCGGGAAATAATAGCTGGATAAAAGGCATTGACCCAGCTTTACTTTCTTACACTAAGCAATATATAATACAATACCCAAATGGAGATCGTAAACAAGTGGCAGGTTTAAAAACAATCGCAGAAGAATTCAAGGTTAGCGTACCAAATGCCTACGCAACTATACAACGAATGGCAAAAGGAAGTATGCCACGACGTGGGGCCTTTGTTGGCGTAGTTATTAAGGAGATGGCAGTATGAGATTTATCGTAACAGGCGGTGCTGGCTTTATTGGACATAATGTGGTACGTCAACTGCAAGCACAAGGACACGAATGCATTGTATTAGATATCGTAACCGATTATGGGTTTGTAAATGCAGACGAACTCAAGTATCTATATAGCGAGCGTACCAAGCGTATGCGTTCAGGCGGCCATCATATCGATCTGCGTGACCACGAAGCAGTAAACAACTTCTTTAGAAACTTTGCACACAGTTGCGATGCAGTTATTCACTTGGCCAGCTTTCCTCGCCAAAAGGTCGTAAGTGCTAACCCAGTATGGGGCAGTGAAGTAATGGGTACTGCCTTGGTTAACTTGCTGGAAATTACAAAAAACTATAAAATACCTAAGTTCGTTTATATCAGCTCAAGCATGGTATACGGTGACTTTGAAAATGATGTTACCGAAGACTATAACTGTAAACCGCAAGGCCAATATGGCATCATGAAACTAATGGGAGAACACCTTGTTAAAGACTATACTCGTCGTGGCATTTTTGATCACGTTATTATACGCCCCTCTGCTGTATATGGTGAATATGACGTGGAAGATCGAGTCGTTTCCAAATTTATGCTCTCAGCTATGCGCGGAGAAACTCTTAAGGTAAACGGCGCAAACGAAACACTAGACTTTACCTACGTCGAAGATGCTGCTGCGGGTATCGCTGCTGCGGCAACTAGCGATCGTGCAGTTAATGGCACCTACAACATTACTAAGAGCCACAGTTGCAGCCTGCTCCAAGCTGCTAGTCTCGCTATCAAGATTGCAGGTAAAGGTAACGTAGAAGTTCGCGATAAGGATGCTGACTTTCCGAGCCGTGGTGCATTAAATATTGATGCTGCCCGTAGAGACTTTGGGTTTGATCCCAAAGTTGACGTAGAAGAAGGCTTCCAAAAATATCACGACTGGTTTAAATCGAGCCCATTTTGGAAAACCCGAATCTAATTCCATTCTTTGGTGTCAAGCGCCAATACGCAAACCTGCGTGAAGAAATACTACATGTTACTGATAAAGTATACACTAGTGGTAAAGTATTAGATGGGCCATACACCCAGCAATTTGAACAGTTAATCGCCGATCGCTGCGATAGAGCATACGCAATATCCGTTAATTCATGCACACAAGGGCTTGTATTTGCCCTACAAACGCTTTTTCCCGCCGGGCGGGTGCTCATACCTACTATGAGCTTTGCAGCCACGTTAAACAGCGTTTTACTAACCGAGCATGAGCCCACGTTTGTTGATGTTGATTATGGCGGCATAATGGATTTAAATAGTGTAAACTTTAGTTTTAACGATACAAATATTGCCGCTGTAATGTATGTTAACTTGTTCGGCAACATAATCGATTACGATAAGCTGCGTGTTATGACTGAATTCTGGGGACAGAGTCCCCGCATTGTAGAAGATGCTGCACAAAGTTTCGGGGCAAAATACAAAGGCATTCCCAGTGGCAAGCTAGGGTATGTAAGTGTACTGAGTTTTGATCCAACCAAGAACTTGCCTAACTATGGTAGCGGTGGCATGGTTCTAACTGACGATTTTGAACTTGCAGAAGCCGTTAAGGATCTCAGGGACAATGGCAAATCAAGCGTACACATGTACCCAGGTACCAATAGTAAAATGAGCGAATCAGACTGTGCACAGATGATTGTAAAACTACAATACTTTGATGCATGGCAAGATCGTCGCGATGCTATTGCAAAATACTATACACAACAGTTGAGTACCTATGTTGATGTATTAGGTCCAGGGCCGGACGTAGAGCATGCATGGCACAAATTTGTTATTCGGGTACAACAGTATCGTAATCAGTTACAAAGTCATTTAACTGCAAACAGAATAGAAACAAAAATTCACTATCCGCATCCACTGGATAGTTTGGGTGTTGCATATAACTATTCTGGCGCAAATCTTAGAGCAGGCAGCGACCAATTCAGCAGAGAATGTCTGAGTTTACCTATACACCCCGAACTAACAGACAGCGAAGTCGAGTACGTAGTGCAAACAGTTAAAGACTTTTACGCTTAAAGTCTATTTTATTTTAAATCAAATCTTGCACGTAACCACGCCCATTCAAAGCTCAACTGTAGCTTTGCCGGATCACCGTCGACTTCTTCGTAGTATTCAATCGCGTCATTGGCGCCCATAATACTGTAACCTGCATACTGCCCTTCGCCTACAGTAGACCAGACTTTTAATCTATGCTCAGTTTCTATTGTGGGCTGCGTATCCATAAACAATCGCAGTTTTAATACCTCTCTAAAGGCTGTGCGCCACGTAGTCCAGGCATCTTGGTTATAGTGTGCTACCCCGCTAAGAATAGGCACCGATTCGTGCGGTTGTGACAGTGTAAAGTCAATTCCAGGGTCGTTATTTGCTAAAACGAGGCTCTTATTGTAGGCAATCATTCCTTGGTGTCCGTAGACTAGTCCATTGACGGGATTCTGTGCATTAAAGATGTAATGCTTAGGGCCTTGCCAATAGTCTGGGCGGAACTCCCAGATATCCCTTGTACCGAATACTTCTAGCTTGGCAAACACTGCTAGAAACCAATCCGTTGTACTGGCATTGGCCGCTGCTTGATATGCAGCTACACGCCCATTGACGCCGCAAATCCATTTTACATCACGATTGCTCATGTACTCTGTGTGCTCAAACCATTTCAGTTCATCTGGTTCGCCATTGCTGATGAACACAATGTCTAGGTCTTTTACTGCCCGCATATTACGCAAGCGCGGATGTTCTACAAGGTGCGGGTAATCATACACTTGAGTTTCGATATACTTCTTGATGTCGCGTGGAATCAAACTGGTGCTCTTGTCTGCGTTGACGTCAATAGCAATACGATCCTTTTCGGTCCATAGGCATGTAGTGTTTCCATTCATGCCTTTGCATTGCGTTTCCTTGGTAAACAATGCATAGGGACTAGTAAAGGTATGATTCTTAATTGCTTCAATTAAGTTGTCGCCATCATAATGCACCGCTGGCACTGGATACCGTCTAACAAAGTGTCCGTCAACATAGTTAATCACATTGAACCAATCCAACAACTCCAGTTCAACCATTTGCTTTTTAAATGATTCAACGTGTATGTAAAATGTGTCTCCGCGCTTATCACGTGTTAATACAGAATCAGTTTCGTTGGTAAAGCAATGAATCATTTCACGCTGCCAAGGCTCGGGCTCCCACGAAAAGTCAAATAGCCAGTAGTCACACACGCTGTTGAGAATCCACACGTACTCGGTGTCTGCATTTTGCATGATACGCTTGAAGGTATCTAGGTATGTGTTTGCAAAGCGTGTCTTGACCATATCCGGATACCTTGCTAGCAGTGCAGCATAGTCCAGGTCGCTATCAGCGTTACCGTGATCCACAAAGTACATGTCGCAATTGGATTCGGGCTTGACTACACTTTGATCGGACACAAAGTTTAAGTTAGGAAACTCTTCAAGGCCCTTGGCCCACTCGGCATGACGACTAAATTCCCATTTGTTAATTAGGAACGTGTCACTCCACTTGTTGTGTTGACTCGGGAATATGTGAGTCATGTACTGTTGCCATGGCTCGGCGTGCCATCGAAAGTCAAACCCGGTGTAGTCGTACTCGCTGCTGATTATCCAGAATTTGTTGGTCTTGGCTCTGTTAACACAACGCTTGATTGTGTCTATCATGCTGTTTGCATAACGAACCTTAGTAACATTGTGCATTTCATTGAGTCTATCATAGCGTACCTGTGCTGTAGGATTACCTTTGTCAATAAAGAAAATATCCAGCACTTGCATCGCAGTTATTTTATGATACCCTTGCGAAGGCATGGGTCCAGCAAACTTAATTTCTGTTGCACCAGGCACAGTATAGATTAAGCCTATGCTTTGTTGGTACTCACTACCAAAGTGATAGGAAAATGGCGGTTCAATTGAATTAGGATGCCAGCTAAAGTCTATTGTAGCGGCATTGACTTCTTCGGGGATAGTCCAATTAGTTTGATCGGGCGTTCGTGTAACTGATTGCTCTTGTCTAAAGTGCCACTGTCTGTTTGCTACGCTGTCAACGTGTGCTAGGAAAACATCGCCGCATTGTTGGTGTTGGCTTGGCCACACATGCACATGGTCTTTTTCCCAAGGAACAGGGCGCCATGAAAAATCGAAATTGGTATAATCATTACCACCATAAATATACCAATAGTACCCAGTGGTACACATAGCCGCAGCAGCGTCTAAGTCCTTTGCATATTTTTCAAATACAAAAAGATTTGGCTTTGGGCCAAAGTAAAAAACATCAAACATGTATAATATTGCCAATCACTACGAAAATATCTACCAACACCTACAAACTATTATAACAGATCCCACCGTAATATATCTACACCCATTTGGATCAACACAACCAGAAAATATAGAGACCTTAAGAGACGATTCTGATCCGCCGGATATGCGTAACCCACCTGAGTCTCGTGGCCCTGTGTTTATTTTCTACGATCAAGAACCATTAAACTTTAATTACAATAAAAATTTGTTTGATTACATTGTGTCCACTACACAAGGCCCTTATGTGTTAGTTAATACCGAAAAGGACAGTGTCGAAAAGGATCGTATATGCGACCATTACAAATTTGCCAGCATCGATTATTTCTTTCATATATTTGCAGCAGCAGATTGGTATAGGGGCCATCAATACTTACCACACCTAGTAGAACCTGCACAAAGAACTCTAAACAAAAGCTACATTACATTTAATAGACTGACCAGTAATGAGCGTGTATACCGCAGTATATTTGTTAGTAAACTGTTTAAACAAGGAATACTAGAACACGGGCATGTTAGTTATAGCGATGTGTGCCCGGACAATCATTTACCATCTGCCGAAAACTTAACCAAAGCAAGAGACGACAGGTTAATATCAAGTGAGTTGTGCGCCGACACTATTCATAACATTACATTGGCACAGCAACCCAATCCCTTGCGTATAGACTTTGCAGATCAAAAACATATACCAAATCAAAGTATGGCGCTGAGTCCATTGCCTCAGCTTATGGAAAGTTTTGTGTTTGTTGTAACTGAAACTTGTTACTGGCAAACAAAGACGCACCTGACAGAAAAGATATTTAAACCTATCGTACTCAAGATGCCATTTGTATTAGTTGGTTGTGCAGACAATCTCAAGTACTTGCGTAATTACGGATTTAAAACATTCGGCGATTATTGGGACGAGAGTTACGACTCTATTCAGGATCCAATTGAACGAATGGACGCTGTTGTTAAAATACTCAACAACATCAGCAGTATGAGTAATCAGCAGCAACAAGAGATGTTATTAGATATGCAGACAATACTAGAACACAATTATCAATTGTTTAATAGCCCTGCGTTTATTGCCAAGGAATGGAACACGTTAAAACAATCTTTAACTGATATATCCAAGTACTACCGTAGAGATATCGACATTCCATTTACTATTAACCAATATCGGCAGTTTATTCCTCTTGCCCCCAACGAACACGATTCCAAATACGTTCGTGGATAAAATAAAGCAGAGTATTAAAAGTTAACTGTATAGCAGCAATGGTGCCCGATACATTTAAGTCTCCGATGATCAAATAAGAAATAGCAAACGTAGCACCACTTCCGGTGATTCTCCAGCTAACGGTTTTTGCTAGACTACGTTTATTAGTCTCCATTGCCTGTGTATAAAATAGTTTTAATGATCATGTTGCTCCAATAATCGGCATCTTGCGTGGTTACACGAATATCCGCCCACTCGGGTGCAACAAACATCTTGTTAGTATCATCGTATCTACTAGAATCAATTGTGTCAACAAATATTATCCAGTGTGGCTCAAAGTTTGTACGCATTTCAGGCAATGGTGCAACAAAGTCAGCAATACAGTAATCGCATTCCAATATTGTTGACAAAGAATGCATACGCTTGCTTTGTCTAATTCTTCCTTCTAGACTAAAATCCCAATCGTCGTACTCCCTGCGTACTTCATCTGCATTTAAGTGCACAACTTTTTTGTCCGCGACTATTAACTTGTCTCGCAATGTGTTTGCCAGTGTAGTCTTTCCGGCGCCCGGTAGTCCCATTATGAGAATGCGTTGCATTAGGAACAGACCTTTACTCCGTATAACTGCTCAAATCTATCTGCATCTGCTCGATCGTTTACCATTGGTTCTCCGCGGATGTTTAGGCTAGTGTTGAGTAGCATAGGGCAATCGGTTAATACAAACCAGCGTTCCAATAAATCTCTGATACCTGATCCATCTTTCGGCACAGTCTGAACACGACTAGTTCCGTCGTGATGAACGATAGCAGGAAATAGGTCAGGCACCCTACAACGAGCGACTGACTGCATATACCTGCTATTACTCCAACCACGAGGCATATCAAAGTAAGTATCAGCCAGTTCTTCCAAAATAACTGGCGCAAAGGGTCTGAATTGTTGTCTACGTTTAATTTCATTTACTTTTTCCTTAATATGTATCCCTCTTGGATCGCCCAAGAGACTACGGTTCCCCAACGCTCTTGGGCCAAACTCGGCATGTCCGGATGCCACTCCCACAATTTGCTTAGTAAGCAACTCATCAAGTATGTCATTAACAGGATAAGGCCCAGGAATACAATACCCGAGATAAGCGTTAGTCCAGTTAATTCTACCCCCATGAGCCAAAGCGGCAGCGCCAAGGCTGCTACCAGCATCACCGGGATTAGGCATAATCCATATGTTTTCAAAATAATTTCCTATTCTTGCATTAACTGCACAATTAAGAGCACATCCGCCCGAGTAGACTAAGTTATTACTCCATTTAAATTGTTTAGCACGAGTCATAACATTGAGAATCAATCTCTCTGCTATTTCTTGTGTGCTAGCAGCAACATCGTAGTCCGATAGTATATCCAAGAAGTCTGCATCAACCCCAGTATGAAAGTTTTGTTTAAACTTTATATCGTACTCATGGTCAACTAAACTCATACTCATGACGTTTGCATAGTTCTTATCACCGTATGCAGCCATGCCCATTAAAATGTATTCTTCATCAAGCGGCTTCAGTCCTACTCGCTGTGTCATTGCAGTATAGAACATGCCAATACTGTGAGGATAATGTTGTTGCCACAACTTCTTATATACAGCCCGGCCATTAACATATTCGGCTCCATAAATGCTGGTTGTTTCGAACTCCCCAACTGCATCAATGACAACTACTGTGGCTCTATCAAATTCACTCGTTTGGAACCCCGCGGCTGCGTGGGATAAATGATGGTTGTACGATTTATAATTCTGTAGGTCCCACCACTTTGCATGACCAATTTGATCATGAACCAACTTCTTTGTAGACAATTTGCTCCAATCAAACCCTTGTCCTGCATAGAGCTGCCGTAGTTGTTTGATAAGTGGTCGCTCATAATATGCCACAGTCCCGATTGGGTTATAAGTTTCGAGTTCACGAATGAGAGGACTGCAAAAATTAGCGTCACTCTTTTTCTTGGAGTAACGTTCACTATGCGATGCAAACAATATGTTACCATCACTGTCCAGTACTGTTGCTGCTGCGTCATGAAAGCCCGCTGATATTCCTAATATGTTCATTAATATGTTCTGCTATTCTTTGATGACCTATTTCTAACGGGTGGCCTCCCGGTCCCAACGGACAATTTCCTTGCCAATCTAACATTCCAAGATTTGGCCAGTCTATATAAAATTTATCATTAACTTGATCGGTTAGATATTTTAATTTAGGCATGTACTCGTTGTAGTAATCTTGATTTAAATCGGCTTGTATGCCAAATGTACTAACAAATAGATATGGTTGCTTAATTGCTTCTAAGTGACTTTGTAACATTACTACCGTTCTTATCCACTTTTCGTAATTGTAAAACCTCTCACTGTGATTTGCATAGTATTCTAGTACCCACGGTAACTGCGTAACTAAATCGTGATTAACACAGATATCTATTATGCGATCATTATACGGTACTTCAAACCTATCCGGATTAGTCCATGCAAATATTATCAGGTCGTACTGATTGGGCAACTCGTTAAATAGCAGGCGTATGTTCCTGTCATTACTTGCGCCACTTTTGGCCAAGTTGGTTAGTGTCCAATTGTTCGTTCTAGCCAACAAATAGGGCCATGCATTATCAACACGAGACAATTCTTCACCATAGGTAAAACTACACCCTAGTGTCAGTACTTTCATTTTGAATATGATTAAAGATTTTGTTTGCCACTGCTACATGCCCTTCTTCTAGAAAGTGCCCATTAGGTCCTTTTGGCATGCCGTGGGTCCATATACCGGATCCACTATAGGGCCATCCCACAAAGTCGGTTGAATCTATGTGTTTAGCCAACTGTGCGTTTTTGTCTAGGTATAACTTGTGCCAATCTTCTGAGCTACAGGCGTTAAACATGATGCATCTAACTTGATTTGCTTTACAAAAACTCTGCACTAGAATTATTTGCCTTAACCATTTTGTGTAATAGTAGCCCGGGACGTCATACGCAGTCATGTACTTGATTAAGTTTATGCGATGATCATTGCAACTTTGCATTCGTCTATGTTCGCGGCCGGCCCACAGATCAGTGATACCAATATCATCTGCAAACTCTTGTCTGGCAGGGTCGGTCCATCCAATTACAACCAACTCTGCATCTCCGCTTAGTACAGAATCCATTGTACGTTTTACCATGCGATAGTTACCGGTTGCAGGTTTGCCTAAATTAACAACAGGCCTGTCAAGCAGGTTGCCTAACAGTATCGGCCAAGCTGAATTTGTGTCCGGCAATTCTTCGCCAAAAGTAAAACTATCACCAATACAGTATATCATTTGTAGATAAACGGATCTCTCTTACGTAACTCTTTGAGCTTTTTACGATAACGAATTTCTAGACGAATCCTGTTATATAGATTTTTTAACCATTTCATTGAATTTCTCCTGCATTAGGTTGGCAGCATCGCTGTGTGCTAGTTCCAGAGGATGTGTAGTTCCTATAGGGTATTTATTTTCCTTTGCCCATTGATAAAAACCTCTTGGGTCGCAAGTTTCATTTGGCTTTGTGCCTGCAGGAAACCAAAACCATTTATTCATATCAATCTGCATAGTCAAACTGTTTATCACACTGTCACCTTGATCGACGGTATGATTGTATAACAGGCTATTATCTGCACACGTAAACATGTAAGGAATGTTGTTTACCTTAAGATAATTTTGGAGGTAAACAATTTCCTTAAGACTTGAATACACTTCCCAATATTCCGTAGAACCCACGTGCGTGAAAAACGTTTTTGCGAAATCCACAACACCAGTCTTTTTCGCTGTTCTAATGGTTTCCAACTGGGTATCCAGTATAGCTTTATTTTTAGTGACAAACTCTCGTTCGATATCTGTAACATCGTCTTTTATAGTCCATGCGTTAATACTGTACCACGGACTTTTGCGCTGCCGTGTATCGTATGCAAACCTAAACTCGTAACGACCAGGGAATGTCCAGCTGACAATTGCCCCAGACACCCCACCTTGCTCACAACGTTCGATTGTGGTACGTGCAATGGCGTCATTGCTATAGCCAGGCCAAGCAACACATTCATCTGCACCCAGCAATGCTGTAAAAGTATTGGCAGGACTTGCTAGTTCACTACCGTAGACAAAACTGTCACCTGCTGCTATGATCATACCCTGGCTTTAATCTTTCTATTTGTCGGATGTAGTAGTCTCGGTCGGTCCAAGTGTAGGGATATACGGAGCGTAGTATACGCCCCTGCCCATCATCTGTAGTGATCCCCTGTATGTCGAGGTACCTCGATAGAACTGGCCAAACGTCATCGTAGTTGGTTGTTCCAAAAGACGCCAATAAATCAACCTGACCAACAGGGTGGTACCCATAGTTATATTGCGGGTCGTTGACGTTGAATCCGTTCCTGCCCAGCCATTCTCGGAATCCTGCCATTTCAGTTGTGTGCCATGGATGAGGGCCATTGAAGCATACATCCTGCGCCCATTCGATGTCAAACTCGCCGCTATAGTAGCGTAGATGAGTAATAGCATCACACACACTCTGGTCCACGTCGACGCCTTTTTCGTCTCGATATACTTCATAAAGAGTCTTGCCAATCTGCGTCCAATGTAGGTATACTTCCCCGAATTTCCTATCGTATCTAGATTCTTCAAATGTAGTTCTATAATCTGTTGGGAATTCATATCGGGGTGCGTTTAAAAATGTTGTAATTTGACTGGGCCGGACCCATTCAGGTTGCGTTGCCTTTTTGCGTTGACTCAACATCAAGCTCTCTGCCTCATGACAAAGATTGTTTAATTGCCTAATAGCAAACTTTGTAGTATAGTCTGCTCTTTTGTAATAGTCACTAAGCCCATCGACTGTGCCTTGCAGGATCTCAAAATGATTATGCAACTTATTCATTAAATCCTGGTTAGGGTCTAATGTTATTGGATCACGCAAGGTTGTGTGCGTGTACAATTCTTCAATGTGATAGTCGTCAAAGAAACTGTTAATCTCATTTACTGCCCAAAACAATTCTTGACAAATAAATCTTAAATCGCGTTGACTATCAGGGAATCCCAAAAAGCAAAAGTTCTTTTCAAGATATAGGTTACGCTGTACAATTTCCTGTAGAGCACTAAACCAACGTTGCCCCATTGGAGAGTCGTTGACATCAATAAAGTAATTGATTGTGTCTGTTTTGTCTAAGGGGTTTTGTAATGTTACTGTTACTTTACTCATATTTTAACCGAAACATAATTTCTTCTTGTTCGTCCTCAAACTCCAATTGTGGTCCCCAACTCATCTTAGACGGGATAAATGCCTCATGCACTATGTAGTTCCCCGGATATTCCTGCTGAAGCAATTTGGCTACTCGCTCGAACCCGATAGGATTTTTTGCATGAGTGTGATATAGTCTGTCTAAGCGTTTACGATATCCCAATTGAGTCCCACCATTCTAACACTTGCGGACGTTTAGCAAGTATCTCACGCATTGTAATTGATTGTGTACGTATTTGTTCTAATTTTAACACACGCTGTTTGCCTTTAGCAACTGCTGCTTGATATTCATTTGGCCACTGTTCAGCAAACGTGGGTCTAGTTTTTAGCTGGACTAAGATATCCCTCAAGGCGCCGCCAGAGCCTTTTAACTGGTCGGTTATCTCGTCTACCCACGGATGTAAAATCTCTCTAGGTAGTGCAAGCGGTGACATAACTATGTCCGGACTAAAACTAAAAATTACTTTCGCCAAAACTTGTACGGAGAGGGCTGCGGACAATCTGTCAATGCATTCAACCTCAAACATTCCTGGCAAGGTAAGGGTGAAATCGATTCGCATCTGTCTAGGATGAGTTGAATGCGATACTCCTTCAGAGAAGTTCTTAAGCCAACTATCGTAGTCGAGGCCTGTTCTAATGTATTCTCCAATCGCGCCTGTTCCGTCGAGCGATGCACATATCTGCCAGTCGCGTAACTTGCTAAGGATGTCGCGATAAAGATTAACCCCGCGATAGTCCACTCTTGATAGGTTAGTGTTATACCTTGCATAAACATTTTTTCCGTCCCCTAGTTCTATTATGCGTTGCATATAGCGCCAGTGTTGTTCATACATAAGAGGTTCGCCGCCAACCCAGTAGACCTCTTCAACACGGTGCTCTTCTACTGCTTGACTAAACTCTGCTTCGACCTCATGGTCTTGAAATCTCTCAATCTGCTTCTTGACTTCAGGTTGCATCCAAATATTCTTTGGATTGGACCAATCTATCATGTTATGTTGTTTTTGCTCAGTCTCCCAACTACTACTCAACATGTCACCACAAGTACGACATTTGAAATTACATAGATTGGTAAACCTATAATCCCAACTAACAGGCTTCATTGTAGTGAATCCTGTATCGTC